GCCTCCGCCGCCGCCGCCGCCGCCTCCGCCGCCGCCAATGCCGCCGATGCCTCCGCCGCCGCCGCCCGTGCCGCCTGTGCCGCCGCCGCCGCCTATGCCGCCGCCGATGCCGACCGTGCCGCCTGTGCCGCCGCCGCCGCCTATGCCGCCGCCGATGCCGACCGTGCCGAATTAAACTTAATCGAAATCGCAGAGAGGGCAATAGCATGAACACAGTGATAGCAGAACACTTGAACATGAAAGCCACACTCACGCCAGACAAACCGCTAGTGCTGTTAGTGGATGATGTGTTTGCAGAACACCCCGGCTGGTATCGCTGCAAGCGTCGTGGCGGCGTGGTAGACCCGGAGGGCAGCCGCTGGCGGCTGTGTATGCGTGATGGACTGTTCCGCTTGACCGAATGGGGCGCGGGCACACTTAGGGAGCGTGAGCAGGTAGCGGAAGCGTGCCGGAGGGGTTTCTGATATGAAATGGGAATGTAAAATAAAAAAATGGGTTTCCGGTGATTATGAAATAATCAAGAAAGGGGCACACGATTATTCAATCTACTATAAAGGGAATCTGTCTGACGGTATGCACTGCCTGGCCGATGCAAAATTATATTGTGAACGCGGCTTAGGAAAGGGGAGCGTATGAACCGCCTGATAATAAGCCGTAGTTTTGAGCCTATCGAATACTGGCTATTCGCAAGGGGCGGCGCATGTCCTCAAAATGGGTGGGTGAATGACGAGACCGGCGAACCGGTTGAACCGCCTGCCCTGGATGATATTTTGGAGTGGGAAACGGAATATGGGTATAACACACCGATGAAGGAGGTGGAGGGCTGGCCGGTCAAGGTGATGAGTATCTGAATTAGGCGCGGGAAAAATTGTATAATACCGCGTCAAACGTGAAAGAAAAACCTGAAAGGAGTTGATTATCATGCGCGATTAAAGTATTTTGAGCAGAGAGCATACGCCCGGAAGAATAGCCGCTTCCGGGCGTATTTGTGTTTGCGCCGGAATTAGGTGCGGGAAAATGGCAGGGCGTAAGCGTAAAATGGGTGTTTATATCGGATAACCCCGGTAATAATCCAGCACAGTGTTATGCACAGTTGCGATCCACTGTTCAGCGGCAACGATGGCAGCGGGTATGTCCGGGTAACTGTTGCTGTACAGGTGTTGCGCGTCCGGTTGTGCGAAGATGTGTAGCAGCACGTCGTCTGCCAGTCCTCTGTTAGGTTGTGGCTGATTTTTGCGTTCAGTGATAGTGTAGTAGAAGTTGCGGAATTTGGTCATAGTAAAGTCTCCAGATGTTGCGCAACACAGATAGTGTCATTTTTAGCCCCACCATGACAACAAAGAAGTATTTCTTTCATAGTCCACATACGCCCCATCCCTGTGCTATTCCAACCAAACGACAAAGCAACGGTTCCTGGGTGCGCAAGTTCGTTAAACAGATTTCTGCATTGCTTTCTCATGACAGAATCTTGTGTTGATTTCATCGTACACGGAACACCAATTTCTTTATAAAGTTCGCTGATCTGGCGCGGGGAATATGGCGGGTCAAAGATGATGGTATCCACTTTAATTTTTTGGCTAACAAGCATTTCCAAGAAGTCTACACAGTCCATGTGATACGCTGCTTTTGTGTTGGGATTCAGGTCATTTGAATAGGTAAACCCAAGTTCATTATTTCGTGCAAACGGGTCAACAGAAACGCCAGTAAGATGGGACAATACAAACTCTCTGATCGGTTTAATAGTGAATGTATCACCGCTCGCCATAGCCCATGTTCGTGTAAATTTCATGCGTTTATCAAATCCTCTTCCGGTTCAAACGGTTCGTCCTCATCATCGTATTGTGTATCCTCAACACCTGGTAGTGACGGCGTGTAGGTTGGTTTATGCTGCGATACGGGCACAGGCACACCACCAATGACAGTTACTATCTCCCGGCGATGTCCGCCACGTGATGACCACTGCTTCAGGAACAGCCCCGCCTGTATGCCGATCTGGATCGCTTCCTGGATGTGCAGCGGTGTTACCCAGTCATGCCCGCGTGTAATAAGTCGCCGGATCAGCAGTTCAACGCCCGGTCGTTTCGTTAGCCCGTAGAAGGTGGACTCATCATTCTCCTTGATATAGGCGGCAATGTCCGGGAGTAGTAGTTTAGGTTCAGCATATTCGGCATCCTGAGTTCCGGTCTCAATCAGACATGCGCCGTCAAACCCAAAGAACCATGAGCGTCCAATCAGGTTGTAGGCCGAGTAGTTCGCTTTGACCAGCGTCATCTTCACGCCCTGGCCTGTTTCAGGGCGACGCGCAACGAAATGTGTACGTGCTTCATCCTTCAACGCCGACGCACCACGCGCATCATCAGCGGATGTTTGCTTAGACTGTCCGCCCATCTTGCTGACGTGTGAGAGAACGAGTGCTGTCCCGTTACTGACACGAGCAAGTTTGGTTATGAGTTCCATCGTGTAACCCACGACCGCGTTATCGTTCTCATTGGCTGCACCCAGGGCCCGGCGCAGTGTATCAACCACGATGAGTCGCGGTTTGATTTCCTCGCAGTAGGCGTACAAGTGATTGTAATAGGCAGATGGCGCGATGTGCCCGGCACGTATCTGTTCGATGAGTGCGCCAGTGCCCTCAGTTTTGAGGTGGAACCGCTTCTGTATGTCGGCACGGTAATCGCCGGACGGGAAGTAACGCCGCTCGTATGCGTTCAGGCGTAACCGCATAATCTCGATGGGGTCCTCACCAGACAGGTAGAGCACATGCGCAGGCGCATCCACTGGCCTGAACGACGGGTAGAGCGTTACCCCGGTAGTGACCGATAGCGCAAGCCCCAGACCAATGAGCGATTTACCTAGACCGCCAGGTGAACTGATAACGGCAGTGATGTTTCGTGGTAGTAGTTCTTGAAATGTCCAAGTGATCGGTGCGCAATTCCAGTACTCGCCGATCTCGTCAGTCTCGAACGCGACAGTTGATTTGGTAGATTCGGTCAGTTGCGCAAGCCGCTGCTTCACGTCAGTGATGTGCTCTGCACCCGCTTCCAGTGCGCGTGTGAGTGATTTGGTTTCGTTAATCAACCGCCGCTGCATCTCATGATTGGACACTATTTGGCAGTAGTTCTCGAAGTTCGCTGTGGTCGGTACAGCCGATATAATCTCCGACATGACAGTATCAGGACTATCAATGTCAAGGTACTCAAGCAGCGTTACCCGGTCAGGTTTGATATTCGATTCATCCAGGAACAACAGTGCGTCGTAGATTTTTTGGTGCGCTGGTATGTGGAACGGCATATCGTTAGGACAGCGTAGCAGCGTGTGTGTGCGTTTGATCAGCGCGGGTTTCATCAGCATACAGCCCAGCACGGCGCGTTCCGCATCCGCATTATATACTTCGCTTTGCATCCAGCATCCTTTCAAACTGCGCCTGAGATATTATCTCCGGTTGAAAGAGAAACCTCACTACTGCCCGTTTAAGCCGTTTCAGGTTGATGTCATGGAACCCGATAGACTGTGATCCGTCGAACGGTGTAACGATAGCGACAAACGTCATCCATTGCGGTTGCCATTGCAGCGTCACGAAGTACGGGTCCACGGTCGCGGTCAGGAACGGAACCGTATCGAATATGTAGCGGTACTGGTAGTCAATGGTCATACATACAGGTCCGCCGTACTCCGTGCGATGATGGATATGCCGCCAGCCTTGCGCACCTGCTCATCCCAGTTGGATTGGTCAGGTCGTAGCACACCCGAATCTGTCTTAACCTCGATGGATACGAACTGCGCAATGCCGTCCACAGTCTTCCAGCCGATCAGGTCGCCACTGCCAGGGGTCAGACCACACCTGATCTTCCGTGCAGTCTTGCACATGTTCAGCGCATCCGGGATGTCGCCACGCAGTATTGCAGCACGGATCGCGTCTATGGTGAATGCGGGCGCGAACAGCCCGACGTTGTTGCGGAAGAGCGTGAACCCGTGCCTACACGATTCTTTCCAGACCGCATCCTGTATGTTTTTTTCAAGCATTCCGTATTATCCCTTCCAGCCAGTTAGTCCAGTTCAACATACACAGTTCCTCGAACCCGGTTACGTTGAATGGCAGACAGTCCGTGTTCATATCTATGACATAACTGTCGTTTCCGTCCATATAGTTGAGTAGAAACAGCCTGAACACAAACCAGTCCCAAAGGTCACGCGCGCCGCATACGTCGCAGGTGATTTCGGTGATTTCTTTAACGGCCATCACCGCGATTCCTTTCCCAGCATCGGCGGCAGTTCGCGCAAGAGAAACATTATCGTTCCAGTAATTCTGTGGCCTGTTAGGTCGCAGTATGATCCTGTTGCTTCATCGAAGATTATGTCAATCTGTTTCCCGTCATCCATCAACGCCCGTGCCTGTTTTCCGCGTTCTATCTGGTTTCGGAACGGTATCCACTGCTTCGCGGCCTCAAGTTCGGCTATACGCTCTTCTGTAACAGTTAGCGCGTTCTCCAGCCGTATCAATTCTGTTGGCGACAGAGGCATTCCGTTTTTAGCCATTTCGCGGGGAGTTAATCCTTGTGATTTTTCTGTTGACATTATCGTGATTCCTTTGTTGTCTTCTGTGCCTTCCAAAACGCCTCGCATTCTCGCAGTTCGATTTCTTGTCTTTTCAGCGCGGCCTCCAGTTCGGCTATGCGCTTCTCTGCTTCCACCCTCAACTCATGCGGCGTTTTCCCGTTGTACCGCTGTAATGTCAGCACCCAAGGCTCCGTTCCGCCTTTGGCATTTCCGGTTACTTCTACTCTGGATTCTGCGTAATTTACCATGCCAAGATTTACGTTGTGCTGGTATAGTATTTCTGTGAGTGTCTGAATGGCTTCGTTCTGCACGGTCAAACTTGCAGTTTCAACGTCAATCGCAACTATTCTTGTGTGAGTGTCAATCTGCGCCTCAAGTTCGGCAATACGCTGCTCTGCAATCGTGAGCGCGTTTTCGAGTAGGATCAATTCTGTCGGTGACAATGGCGCGCCTATTCTGGCGGTTTCCCGTGCAAGCAACACATGCCTACTATTCTCCGGCGGATCGCTCGCTGGATGCCACGAGTCAAGCCAGTCTCGCAGCGCATTTATTACGTCAGGCTTATCTTTGATCGAAGCATGAAGAATCCTGTCATGTCCACATTTCGGGCAATAGTAACCGCCAGTATTTTCGCTTCGATCAGCCTCATCGAATCTATGTCCACAAATAAGACAGAAGTATTTTTCGCTCATTATGCGTCCCTCTCCCAGTCCGTGTCCCTTAGTCCAGTAGATTCCTTTCCCTGCGTCGGCGGCAGGTCGCGCCAACGGACAATTCCAGCATACGGCCAATATCTGCACTTATAGTTATAATAACTTGTACTTACGTGTCCGTTTGCATACTGAACTTCAACGGCCTCAGCGAGTCCTGTTGCGGGTAGGGGTGGCGGCTCGCTCGCTGAATGCCACTGGTTAGCGGCCTCCAGTTCGGCTATGCGCTCGCGCTGTTCCTGTACGGTCGCGGCCAAATCTGCAATATCGTCTATGGTCGCCATGTGCGGGTTTACGCTGATCGCGTTAATTCGTTCGTCCTGTGTCATTTCACTTTACTCCTGTATTTCGATGCAGCCTTCTTGCGCTGCTCCTTCATCCACCACGCCCAACCGGGCTTATATCCTAACTTTTTGCCAACTTCGAGCAGGTCGTCGTATGAGGCGGCCTTCTTGATCATATCACGCTTCTGCTCTTTGCTGAACGAATCCACACGTTCAATAAGTTCGCCATCTACTGTTTTTGGTCTGCGGTCCTGGGTCTTGACCGCAAACTCGTATCCGCAGTTCGCACATTGTCGTTTACTGCTCGTGTCAACCCAGTAACACTTCGGGCACTGACGTATAGAGATTCCCACATCGTCATCTCGTTTGGGCTTGACCACTCCAGCCTCAAGGCTCCATTCGCGGATGTCGTCAGGTAGTCCGTGCATGTTGCAGTTGCCGACATGGTCAAGTATGATCGCATGAGACTTGTCCTTATAGGGGCGCAAACACCGTCCCCACTGTTGCATACATATTACCAGCGATTTAGTCGGACGCAAACTCAGCATCCCATACGCGCCTGGAACGTCCAGCCCTTCGTTCACTAAGTCGCAACTCATGAGCGTATTCACGCGCCCTTCCGAGAAATCACGTATCGCCGCATCACGGGTTACACTGTCCATAGTACCGTCCACTGCCACAGACCGGAACCCGGCCTCCTGGAACATCGCCGCGCAATGGTGCGCATGTTCGACAGACACGCAGAACACAAGTGACGGTGCGCCGTTCAAGTGCTTCGCGTAATGGCCGACCGCATCACCAGTGATGACGGACCTATCCATCTCCGCAGCCAGCATATCGCGCTGGTAGTCGCCACCCGTGGTTTTCACACGTTTCAGGTTCATCTGTACCGGTGGTGCGAAATACTTGTAATCGGACAAATATTTATTATCCATCAACCACCGCGTAGGCGGACCTATAATCAGTTCATCGAACACGCTTCCTAACCCGGTCCCGGTCATCCGGCACGGGGTCGCGGTTACGCCGAGAACGTATTTCGCCTTCGCGATGATTTTCTGGTACGTTTTCGCTGTGGAGTGGTGCGCCTCGTCAATCACGAGCAGATCAATGTCCGGGATGGTACGTCGGTTCAGCGTGTCCTTTGATGCGATATAGACCTCATGCTCGCCGGTGCGATGTCCAGCCGCGATAAACCCGTGCGGTACGTCGAAATCCGTGAACGTGCGCGATGCCTGGTTCAGCAGTTCGCGCCGGTGTACCAGTACCATCACGTTATTCCCCTTCATATTCGCCGACTGCGCGATATACGAGAATATGACCGTCTTACCCATACCGGTCTGCCCCTGGAACAGCACATGCTTGACTCCACGGGCAAACGCGGCACGGATACCGTCTACGGCCTCGTCCTGGTAGTCTCGTAGGATCGGGAGCGTCATTTACAGAGTGCCTCATACAGCATGTCTACTGGTTTCGTGAATGACAGGTGGAATATGGATAGCATAATCAGCGATATAAACAGCGACACGCAAAGTGGTACGAACCAGATGTATTGCCAGATTTTTTTCATTCGACCTCCTCCACCTCCGCACCCATCCACACCTCACCAGGCATATCCAACGCCGTGTCCGATGCGAATGCGTAGTACCGACCACCAACCGCTTCCAGTAGATGCGCGACCAGTTCATCCATCACACTGTCGTCCAACGCTTCCAGCCGGTCAACCAGCGCGATACCAGAACCAGCATACACCTGCCCGACCGCCCAAGAACACAACACCAACTCACCGTCGCTGACCTCGCGCACATCGCGCCAGCCGCATGCGTCGTCGTGGAACAGGATATGCCCGTCGTCCACGTTGATCCGTTTGCCGAACGGGGACAGTACCTCGTTCACGCCCGCGACGAAATCGTCAATCTCGGTCCCGGCCAGTTTCGATGGTAGTGCCGGGTCGTTCAGCGTGTTATAGAACTGCGTATACCACTCGACCTTATCCACCAGCCCGGCGTGTTTGTTCTTATCCGTTTCCCATTTCTGGATGGACAGCAGCGTGGTCAGGATGCGTCCACCGTCCTCGATGCGTTTTTCCAGTGCGTCGTATTCGGCCTGTAACGTTTCCACGTTCTCCGGTTCGGGTTCGGCTTCGATCCGGGCGAGTTCCTCTTTCTGCATGGCGACCCGCTCGGTAATCTGCCTGATCTCCTGTACCCGCTTATCCCAGGCACGGTGCGCGTCCGTCTCTGCGGCGTGGTCCCGGTTCATGGTCGCGTATTTGGCCTCAGCCTCGGCTGCGCGTTCCTGTGCGGATTCATATTCAGATTGCATCTGCGCTGTGAAGTCCTTGCCAACTTTATGTCCGCAGGTAGGGCATGTACCGGTCTGGAAAACTTTCGTGTCTTTGCGAATTTCTGAGAGCACTCCGTTTGCAACTATATATTGCTCATGTGCGGCTTTCAACTGTTCGGTCGTGATTGTTATCTTCGGCTCGCGTGGCACTTTCGGGATAGCGACTGGTTTCTTCAACTCCGCGATCCGGTCTGCCTTCGATACGACCGCCTGGGCACGGCCTATACGTGTCAGTAGTTCGCGCTGTTCTGCACGTAACTGGTTCATCGCGTTATGGACGGCAGGGATCGCGTCTACGGTCAGTATTTTGCCCTTGCTGTTGCGCGGGTTCTCCGGGCATGTGCCAAGTGCCAGCGATTTCAGTTCCCGGTTCAGCCCGGTGCGCATGTCATACGCCTGTTGTGCCGTTTTTTTGATCTCGGCAAGTGTATCAAGTTTGAACCCGACTTCGGATATGATCGTGTATTCTTCTTCGCCGAACAGGTCTATCAACCGTTCTTTCGGGATCGTACCGTCGCCCATCAGCCCGTCAAGCAGGTCGTCGCTGGTGAGCAGGTACATGGGGTCCACGGCCAGCCGATGTTGTTCCAGACCGAAGTACCGGTACATGGCCTGACGCTGATCGTCACCTGGCAGCATGGGGTCGGTCATGAACGAGAACTTGCCCTTCTTGATGGTAAGGGTCGCTTTCACATATTTGTCCTCATGGACGATCATGGCTTCGACTGTGGCGCGGTCGCTCCACTTGCCGACAAAGTCCTCGGCGACCAGCGGTTGACCGGCATGGTCAAGTATCGTTGTTGCCGGGGTCTTGGATTTCTTGCTCATGCGGATGCGCTTGTCACCAATGAGCAGTAGCCGGATCGCGTCCAGTACGGTTGATTTGCCGCACCCGTTCGGTCCGGTCAAGAACCCGGTTCGTCCGTTGAATAGGATGTCGTGTTTCTCGATACCTTGCAGGTTCATAATGTGCAGTTCTGTGATGTGCATTATAGTGATACCCTTATTGTGTTGGTTGTTATTCTTCCATGCCTTCGATATACTTGTTAAAAATGTGGTCTACTAAATCACACAGATATTGAGTATCTATAGATTTAGAGTCGTCTTTCAGGTCCCTTTCGTATGCGTCAAGGAACCAAGTAAAATACGCCGAGTCCACGCCGATAAGTTGCTCTTTCAATATGACCGGATTTTTAAGGTCAAGGTCGTTTAACTGCAACGCCATTTTCAGATACTGTGCAGCGTTAATTGACCAGTGACGCTTGATAAATTTTCTTGTCCGTATGATTGAGCATAAGGGATAACGAGAACCCATATAGACCAGTTCCCGCGCTAAGAGACTTTCCATTGCAGGCAGATTTGTAACAACGCCGCTCTCAAATGTGAAGTAATTTGTGGCGTGAACGAAATCATAGTTCTTATGAATTTCTTCCGCGCATCCAGTGAAGCGAGTCACTATCTGAATCTGGTCGGTGAGCGTGATTGCGTTTGATGTCACATAGGCAACCTGATACTTTTTATCAGGCTCCTGTTCAATTTTTTTGAAGCCGGTAGACTTGATGTAATTGTAGACTTGATCGCTCGCAACTTCAAACGGGATAAAGTCGTTTTTTTCGTCTACTTGAACATGCTCTGTTTTGTCGTCGCTTGTGAATACTTGCCACCTGTCGCCTGCGTAATGTCGCGCCAGTTCCGCACAGACATCCCTGCTTGCAATATAAACGTCGTAATCGTTCACATCTTCGCCAAGAAGCATGGACGCGATAGAACCGCCTGTTAGAATTACTTCCGGCTTTACTCTTTTGGCAAGACCAGTAGGTAATGTTTCCAGCCATTCATTCAGTTTCTTGCGACATACCATATCTATCGTCTTCTTCTTCATAAGTCGTTCTCCTCATACGCATGTTGTTCAAGGCTGTTATATACAACCCGTACTTTGTCTATTTCCTTCTCCAGCGCAGCATACTTGCGCTCCCACAAATTCAGTTGTCGGTTCAGATCGCTCACCTGCTGGTAGGCGATGTTCAGTTCCTCGGTCAGGTCCGCATTGATCACGTCCTGCGATGCCGTTTTATCTATCACGGCTGCGTTCTCGTACCGGTGCAGTTCTTTGGCCTGGTTCGCGACCAACGCCTGTAACCGCCGGATTTTATCGTTCAGGTCGGTTCTACTGTTGCGTGGCATTACGGGTGTTCTCCATAATTTCGCGTCCGTAGTAAATACACAATTTCGCTCTCGACGTTGTACCTTCTTTTCTATAGAACCCAACCGCCACCTCCCAGAACGCACGGTTCAGGCGGTCGTTGCGGGCGATAAGTGCTTTTCCGATCTCACTCATCTGTGCTTTCAGTCGGTCATTCTCGATTCGCAAATTATCGTTATCTTTGTGCAGCAGCATATTATTCAGTTGCTGTCCAGACTCCTTAATCAGGCTGCAACTCTGCGCTTCTTTCAACCGCTCGTTCAGTTGTTTCAGCAGCAATATCTCGCGCTGCCTCGCTGCACACCGCTCTTTCAGCAGTTCGATAAACAGGCGCATGTCGGATTTATTCATCAACTTTTCCTTTCTGCTTGACCGCACTAAACTTCTGCTTCGGTTCTTTCGTTAGCAGGTGCGGGTATTTCTTGAACAACCTCTTCGCCTTCGTATTATTCACCGACATGAACTCGACCGCGTCCGGGACCTCTTTCAGGAACAGTGCCGGGTCGTGAAAACCAAGCCCGTCCGATTGGTGGTAGCCCCAGACAAGCCCGTTATGCGTTACCGTGCCAACGCTGTCACACCACCGTTTCAGCGCGCCTTTCATGGCGGATAGTTCGGAGTCAAGCAGCGCAATCGCTTCAATCGCCTTACATGCGTCCTCGTGGCTGTTGATTACGTCAACCACGTTCACCTTCGCGTCGCAGCAGTACCGGTACGCGCATTCAGCACAGGCGACACCCGGCGTTGGTGCAAACTCGGTATCGTCCTCGATGATCTGGCAGATAGCGAGTATCTCGTCGCGCATCTCATTAAACATCACTTTCTCATACGAATACGTTTCACGCCAGTCGGTCGCGGTATGCTCAAAGATTACGGTTACACTGTCGCACCCGGTCAGCCAGAGCAACAGCCACGCATACACTCGCGCCTGCATCTCGTCGCTGGTCCGGGCGAACCCGGTCTTGTAATCTGTTACCACGACATGCGCGGCATCGTCAGATTCGACACGGTCCAGTACGGCACGGAACCAGACATCGTCATCGTCCCACGGTACAGTCTGGCCGGTCGCGTTGATACAGATACGCTCTTCAACACCAGTAACCATGCCACGTTGGATCGCGGTACGTTCCGCCCAGGGCAGGCATAGCGCGTTGTAAGTCTCACGCCACTCTTCCATAGACAGGATAGGCTCTCCAGCATCACGTGATTCGGCTGATTGCAGCGCATACACGGTATTGTACAGTTCCCGTGCGGCATTCAAGTCCTGCGTTGAATTGGTGCGCAACAACCCGTTCACATACTCCTCGTAGAACCGGTGCGCGTATTTGCCCTTGACCATGATGGTTGGCAGGCTACTCTCTGGTGTGTGGTTGATCCGGAACTTCAGTTGTGCCGGGCAGTTCCGGTACATCTTCATGCGGGAATAGGAATTTTTCATCTGTAGTATCCTTCAATCATTACGCAGCCAAGGTCCTTAAATATTTTGTTAAACTTCATGCTGTCAGCACCAAGATAACAAATCATCTGTCCCTGTAGCGGCGTATTGGCTGGTTGTAGGTTTTCGTCCAGAAACTTAATTCGCGATTGTGGGAAGCATACGGCGCTGGAACGTCTCAACAACTGTTGTCCCCACACCGTTTCGGTTGCGTTATTGGTCAGGATTATCGCGGACTTGATCTCGCTTCGGTTGTAAGACCATGTCGCGTTCGCGATAAACTTGCGCATCATACCAGCCGAGTATGGCGGGTTAAGGAACACATTTCCATGCCACGGTAGCAAAAGCCCGTTCTGTTCTTTCGTGTAGAACTGCTTGGCTTTCACTATCTCGTTTGCCTTCTCGCATGATGCAGGGTCCAAGTCAGGAACGTCTCCGAACATTTTATGGACCATTTCGATGATAATAGGCGGCGTGTACCACTCTTCCTTGCCGCTGTTGTTCGATACGTGTGCGCTCATAACACCGACTCCTCAACCTGCTTAATCCGCCCACGCATCGCGGTCAACAACTGTTCCAACGTCCACTTCTCCTTCACTGCCTGTTGCGTCATCACCCTGAATGCGGTCGGCGACAACTTATCCTGTAACGCAACCACGTCCGGGTGGTTCGCCAAGTCACGTGGCGGTTCCGGCTGCTTTAACGGCGCAACCGTTTTCAGCGGCGTAACTGGCTTCGCTGGCTGTTCTGCCCGCTTATCCTGCTTCGGAACCTGCGAATAATCGTGCTGCGCTGGCGCGTCGTCGTCGAACGGTATATTAGCCGTGTCATCTACAGGGTCAGGCTCCGAAATTGCCGTGGCGGGCAGCACAGGCGTTCTGCTTGATGCGTCGAACACGGGTACTCCTGCTTCAGATGCGATTTTACGCAGAATTTCAGTCTTACCTTCATGTACTACACCGTCCTCGTCAACGGTAATCTGGCTGGCCGGGTACAGATCGTCCGGTGCGTCATGCTCCAGTAGCGGTGGCAGTTCGGCCTGTGGACCGGAGATCAACGGGCGTAACGCTTTGATGTCGTTCAGTCCGCACGGGATGATCACGTCCAGCACGTATGCGACCTGCTTCTTCCCGTCCGGCTGAATCTGTTGCGATTTCAGTATCAGCGTGACCGGGATGAAAGAGATCCTGCCTGCTATGGCACGAAGCGTTTTCAATGCGGTGTTCACGTTCACGATACTGTGAAACGAACTCGTGTCAATCTGCCAGACGAACAGTTGGTTGAAGTCCTTGATGTAGAACTGCAAACTCGCCAACTGTTTGCAACCCGACTTACCGCCCTTACCGCGTGACGCGGCAAACTCGCAATGCTCCGGGGACGGGCACTCACACTCGACCAGCGCACCACCCTCGGCGGTACGGTTCGCGGTATTGCCGTCACCTTTACAGAGCAGCCCGCTTGCTCCGTAGCACTTGTAATACTGCGGAAATACCACTTCCTCGTCCTCGGACGGGAAGCAGATCAACAGTTTGTCCGGCTTGTCACCGAACTGGCTGTGAATCTTCGGGAGCAATGATTCATCTTCCGGGTCGAACAGGAAGTAATCAAGTTTCGCAGGGTATTCGATTGTTTTCCCATTCTTCTCCATCTTACGCTTCTCGCCCAAGCGGATTTTACCGCCTCGGCTCAAACGTATCCTTTCTGAGAGTCCTTTAATCGGCATCGTATTCTCCTACTGGTCTGTAATGCGATTTCATGTTTACCGAACATACCATGCACGGTTCGCCGCCAAGATTGGTACAGGACAGGCAATCGGCCTGAAACTTGGTTATCAGCGCGACATTCTCCTTATGCAGCCTGACAACCTCGTTTTGCAGATGATTAAACCGTCGCTGCTCTTCGTCGGTCATATCGGGCAGTCTCCATCATCTTCGTGCGTTTCTTCCGGCGTTTCTTCGTCGGTGTACGGTTCATCGTCTGGCGGTGGTGCTTCCTGGTCGAGTGGCAGTTCCACCTGCATCTCGTCCAGACGCATGGTGCGTTCATCGAACCGTTCGCCTGTCTCAATGTTCACGAAGTAGACCTTGCGATTTTCGTAGTCAAGGTGCTTCTCGCATTCGACATCGCGCCACTCCGCATTCTCGGCTACGACCTGACGTAGTTTTGCGACGATCCCGTCCTGCACGTCCATCTCGGATTTGATGCTGGAACGGACAGATGCCATCTTATGTTCCAGTGACACCTTCATGGACAACGCCTTCGCAAGGTCTATTGACCGCTCGTTGAACTCGGCCTGCGTCAGCGGCATGTGCAGGTTCCGCTTGCATTTCGTTACTTTCTCTTCAATGTTCGTTTTTTGCTTCTTCAACATTTTTTTCTTTCTGTTTGTTGTTGTTATTTACTCACCGGAACCGTAACCGGAACCGTCACCGGAACCGTAACCGGAACCGGAACCGGAACCGTAACCGGAACCGTCACCGTCACCGTAACCGTAACCGTAACCGTCACCGTAACCGGAACCGTCACCGTCACCGTAACCGGAACCGGAACCGGAACCGGAACCGTCACCGTCACCGTAACCGGAACCGGAACCGGAACCGTAACCGGAACCGTCACCGTAACCGGAACCGTCACCGGAACCGTAACCGTCACCGGAACCGTCACCGTAACACACAAAAACATCATCGGGCATTTGAGTGTTCCTTTATCGCTTGAATGGACTGCATTGCATGTTCCGTGCAATAGACGATTTCGCACACATCAGATTCCGTCAGGTCAATCAGAGGCAGCACACAAGCGAAGCGGCATTCGCTTTCTTTGCCTTCCAAAACTCCGGTCATCGCAAGTCCTGAAAGAGAGAATTTCGACCACCACCTCCAGAGACGGCGACTGTTCACAAGCGTGACAATGCCTTTCTCCCTGCTCTTGAGATAACCAGCGTGTACACCTGCATTGTGGCAGCGCACAATAACATAACTACCTTCGATTTCCTGTGGCTGTTGGATTGAGTCCTCCCGTACATACACCACGTTGTTGAGTGTTATTCTTTCGATTGCTTCTTGCTTACTCATCACTTGCCTTTCCGTTTGTTGAGTGCTTCAAGCACCCTTCCTTTTTCAAAGCGAAGCGTCCGCTGCGACATACGTATCACAGGTATCTTCTTCGCCGCTACCATGCGCCGAACAGTGCGTTCAGATACTCCAAGTACCTCCGCAATCTCGGCATAATTCAACAGTTCTTTCATTCGGGTCTCCTTTGTAATGTCCTCAATTGTCCGCAATCACGACACAACTATACCACAAGATGTTCCGTTTGTCAAGTATTATTTTTTGGGACCCATAACCCCATACGTTTGATACATTTGCAGTATCTTGCGGCGTAGTTCTTTCCCGTACACGACGGTTTCCTGATACGCTTCACGCTGGCGTGGGGTAAGAAATTCCATGAACGGCTTGCGATCTTCCTTATCAACACGTTCCATCGGGTCCAAGTAGCGCAGACTGTCGTTGATTGACCGCGTTACCTTGCCCTGGTTCATACCACGGTTAATCCATAACGAATGCACGTTCTCGCGGAACGCTACGGGGTCGTTCTGTTTCGCGGCATGGCGCAGATTCTTCAGGAACCGGTCCGCACCACGGAAGTTATTGCTCTCGTCCGGCTTGCCAACACTGGCACGGTAGGCATCGTAGAGGGCATATATCTCGTACCGCTTTTCGTCCAGCGGGTCAACCTGCTTGACGCGCATGGCACGTTGATACGGATGTGTCCGTGCGCGTGTGCCATCTGCGAGTATCTCACCCTTCAGACCAAGCCCAACATCTTCCATGCCGAACATGCCGGTCAGTAGGTCGAACCGGTCTTTCGGGCGTGGATGGGTGATGTCCGGGAAGTACGACTGGCCGGTGATCAGTTCCATACCCGTCTTGAAGTACGGGTTCACATGGCCGACCATGCGCTGTACGGACCCGCCCATGACCATGTTCTTCGCCATCTTGCCCAAGTCCGTTTTCTCAAGTCCGGTATCGGTCAGCATCTTCGCCGCTTCGTAGACACCCAGGAACTCCATCACACTGCCCAGCATGGATATATTCGTCAGTACACGCACCGACCCGTCCGCGTTCCTGCCAACACACAGGTGTGGCATATACTTATACTCGTCTGGGAGTTCATCATCGTCATCACCGAAGAATACGGCGTTCCACAGCGCGACTGCGCCCCAGACCGCACCCATCTTAGCAATCATGGCCGATGTTGCCGCTGCCTGTGCGGCGTAGGATGCGCTCAATCCTAACTGGCGTACCACGGGCACGTTCAGGAACGGGTTCTCCCTGACCGTGGTGGCGATATTATTGCGCAGGTGGTTCCCGTACTCGAAATTACTACGGACATTCTGGGCGACACTGCGTATGGACAGTTCGGTGAACGAATAGAATATGCCCATCTTGCTGTCGCGCAACCATTGCCCGAACAACGTCAGGTTGCCGTAGTTCAACATCTGGTTGTTCGCCCATAACGCTGCGGCCTCGTGTGTACCGAGTTTGTCCATGACCTGCATGATGTCCGCTGATTTGCTGCCACCCCAGTGTGGCATGGTCCCGGTCGTCTCCAGATTGCGTTTAGCATTCAGATACCACGCATACCGGAGTAGGTTTTCACGGAACGCATTCGCCTGTTGGGTTACTTTGTAGCCAAATATGTAATCCAGAACGTTTGTCGCCTTATTGATCGCGGTCGTATCGGTCGGGTCGAACTGGCTCAGTAGTTCGCTATTCATCTCGTTACTTCCCAGACCGCCACTGCTACGGAACGCCCTCAGTTCGGGAGAGATGTTCTCGAAGTCTTTTTTGTACACGTACTGGCGTAACTCTTTCGTAGCACGAATCATATCACCGGAGAACTCCATTGCCTGCTTGGGATTCAACGCAAGCCCGTTCACGAAGTTCTCTGCATCGGATATGCTGTTTTTCAATGCGTATATTGGGTAGGTTGCCCAGTTGAAGAGTACCCACCGCTGGAATTTGCTGGTGACATCGCCGAACGCACGGGCTACCCAGTTCTTTTCCTTCACCTTCATCCCGTGATTGATCTTGTCCGCTATGTCCATCGGAACGACCAATTGCGGTTTTGGTCCACCGGGCACATAGATCGTGTTCCCCTTCGGTATGGACAGGACCAAATCTTCAATCGGTATCCCGGTTGCACCCGCATGGTGCGCTACTGTCTGTGCCGCTTTCGCGAAATGTTCCAACGCCTTTGCGGATACGCTCATGACCGGGTACATCACATGCCCCTCGTCCGGCTGGACCAGGTCGTAACCGTCCGGCAGATTATCCTGCCAGGTCAGGTATTTCTTGGTCGGGTCGTTCTGGAGCGTGGTCTTGATCTTGCCGCGCACGTCCGCCATAGTCTTGAATATCTCGGCCACATACCATTTCATCAGTCCGGGTGCAGCCGGGTCGTCCAGAATGTCGGCCAGTTCGTTGAACATATTCACGTCACTGTCAGTATCGGAGAACGGGTCGTACTCGAACGTGTACTCCTGTTTGATCTTGTTAAGCATGTAGCCCATGTACTTGCGGGACCGCCATGTGCCGTCAATCGCTGCGGCTTCCTCATGGAGTGCGGCGATAATCTGTGCCGATTCCGGAGTGAGTTTACCGGAAGCGTATATCTCGTTCAAACGGGACTGTATCGCTTTCAGCCGGGCACGGTTCTCCGGTCCACCCACATACGCGGTGTAGTTCATCTCGCGACAGACGGATTTCAGGAGTTTTATAGGATAGCCAAACGCCTTCTCCATATCGTTCCACCAGTCCACCTTCGCTATTTCCATGTTCGCATCGGTCAACCATGCCATCTCGGACAGCAGATAATCACTGGACGGGTCGAACTCGGCAGATAGCGCGTTCACGCCTGTACCGCGTTTCTTCATGAAACTGCGGACCTGCTTTGCGTATTGGCTTACACCGCCCAAGTGCTTCTCCATGATCGTACCGGCCATGTGAATCTCGCGATGGAAGTATTCCGTGCGCTTGTTCAGCATATTCTGTGGTAGCAGTTTCCGGTCAACGATCCGGCGTTGCGTGTCTGTGACCAGTGCGCGGCGTTTCTCCAGCATCTCCTGTACCGCTGGCTGCTCGGCTATCTCCGCTTCCAACTGACCCATATAGATTTTCATCTGGTCAATCACGGATGTACGCCATTTACGGAACTGCTCGTATGTGGCATTAACCGGCATCGGCGCGACAGTCTCTTCCCAGCCGAACACGAACCGTTCCATGTTCGCGTTGAACTCGACTGGGTCGGTATACTGCTCGGCGCGTGTAACCGATTCTAGTGCGTCCGCATGGGATAGATACCTGCTTGCCAGATTATACTGGTCCGTGTTTAGGTTCCGGATCAGGCTAACGACCGTCTCGGCAGTGCGCGTTTTCGCCTCGTTCATCCGGCTGTCGAACAGTCGGAACATTAGTTTACCGGCCTCACCAGACTCGTTGATATACCAGTCCGTATCGGTCAGGCCACGGTACATCCATTTAACGACGCCGCCCGCTTTCTCGATCCGTTTCGCGATAGTGTCCCGGTCAAGGTCGTTTCTGGCTTTCATTCTGGATTCGACCGGTTCGGGCGCTTTGACAGACTGCGGTTTCACGGCGTACCGCACATCCGCACTCGCCACATTGAACCGTTCCGACGGCGGGATGATCCGTCCGAGTTCGTCGCGTGTGACTGTGTCGGCTGACTTGATCTGTGCCGAATCGAATACGGCATACTTCCCGTCACTGAACGTGACCGACGTGTAGCCCTGCTTCTGCGCGGTCGCGACGGTCTGGTCGTTTATGTCACCATCAACCGTGAGCGGGTTCGCGCCCAAGTCAACGTAGTAGCCACCGTTCTCCGGCTGTTTCGTACTGGACAGATAGATTGCGCCACCCCACGTATTCAGTTTGGTGAAACCGCCCGTCGTACCCGTGCGCACCACACCCAGGTTCGCGGCGAACTCGTAGCCCTTCTGTGCGGCGGTACGCTGGATGACTGCGGCGGCGTTGGTGGTGTCAAGGTTGTCCAGATATGCGTTGTACTCGGAGTCTATGTCACTGCCGGATTGCATCTGCCCGGCTGCGTGGAACCGTTCTCCACCAACATACCGCATCCGCCGTGCGCGTCGGCCTGTGTAGACACTACGGAAGAACTGCTCCACTGATACAGGATGCCTGGTCATCCCCATAGCCCGCATCAGGTCGCGGAGTGCGTCCCGGATACGCTCGTAGTAACGACGGAGTACGCCCTGTTCGCGCATCACGAGGTAGTAGTCGGCTGCGTCACGGGCGATCAGTTCCTCTTTCCGCTCCCAATCCGTACCATACCGTGCTGCCAGTGCGTCCTGTTCGGCGGGTGTAGCGGATGTGATGTTGACGTGCAGTATCTCGTGTGCTACATCCTGCATGGTTGTGCCCTGCCAGAACGTGACCGTTTTCGTGTCCCGGTTAATCTTGGCTTGGATCACGTCCCCGTCCTGTAACGGGATACCGGCATAAGCGTACATGCGCCTGCCTGTACTGGCGTCGGGCAGTCCGGGTGGTGGCGTGTCAAGCAGGTACTCGGTCGTATAGCCCATGCCAGCCGTGTCCATGAACGATTGGATGTCCTCGGCTGTGGCCGGTTCGCTGGATAGGCGTTTGGCGGTGGCGGTGCGGATGGCGTAGGCTTCGGCTGGCGTGATGGATTTTTTGTACGCTGGGAAGTCCGCTTTGAGTTCCTGCTGTGCCCACGATTGCGTTACAATACGGAATCCTTTTCCATCAAAGAACAATCGTGTACGCGGCTTACCCTCGTTGTCGTTGAACGGTATCTTGCCAAGAGCAACCGTATCAGCACCAAGTTCACGGGCAGACTCTATGATGTCAAGTAGATTACCTGCATTGTAGATGCCCAAATTCTCAGAACCGGCCTGCACGTTATAGGTGTACTCGGCTGGTTCATCGTACTGCTTGGTTACGGAACGGACACCGACAGTGCCGTCAGGGTTCTGGTACAGTTCTGTTGGCGTGTCACGACCAGCAAGTTTACTCGCCTGATTGACAGTCTGGTACAGTTCTTCCGTCTTGACCGTTGAAACTGGTTCTGGTTTCTGTTTGAGATATTGTTTTAGTTCAGGTTTCTTCGCTTCCTTGCCGGTTGCCATGCCTTTCATGTATGCAGCGACAGGACCGTTAATTGCAGCCAGTGTCCCGTCCTGATTATACGTTTCCTGATATTCTTCTCTGTGCTTATCGGCACGGCCTATAATCCGCTTCGCCACACTCGCCGCAGACTCTTTCGACATCGTACCGAGTTTCGGGATGGACGGTTTTTTCGGTTTCTGGTCCAGTTTCGATTTCTTTGCGGTCGGTCTGGATACCTGTGTGACAAACTCCTTCTCGACACGACGTTTGTAGTCGGATAGGTTACTCTTGGAGTTTACGAGTTTGATCTTGCCGCCACCGGGTGATTCGATTGTGACGGTGAGGTCGGGCGGGTAGTGGTAAATTTTATTTTCAGTCTGGTTGTATAATACCTGCCCGTCATATTCCTTACCAAGTTTATCAACGCTTTCTCGAATTATATACGGAGTCGTCTTTTCTTCTTCGGTCATTTCACGGATAAATACTGGCTCCTGCTTCGCACTATCCGGCGCATCAGCAATCGCCTTATCCAGTTCGCCGAGTACGTATTCCTTGTTCGCTGTTTCCTGCTGCTTATCGAACACGTTCGACGGCTTGCGCGTGGGTGCGGTGGATACAGGTGCGGGTGCAGGCTGCTTCTTCCCGCGCTTCGGTTTCGTCACTGTCGGTTCCACCGCCACCGGCTCGACGGTCGGCAGTTTCACGCGGTCGCGCAGGTCGGGGTAGTCGGCGAGTACCGCGTCCGGGACTAGCTTATTCTGAGATAATGCCTGTTCCACACCGTACTTGTGCATGGCTGGCGAACGAACGTGCCCGTCCACATATTCCTCCCGCGTCATCTGCCACGGCTCAGGGGCGGGGGACGGTTCAGGTGTTACTGTTCCCGCAGCATCGCCCTGTCCAGTAGTTTCCGCTTGCGTTGCGGACTCCATCGGCTCTGACACCAATCGCACTGGCAACCCGGCTGTCGCTGGTGCTTCTCCCTGTGCTTCCGTTGATACTGTTTCTGCAACGGGTTCCGGCGGTACGTTCGTGACATTGGTGGACTCCGGCTGCGCTGGCTGCGAAAGACGCTGTACCTCATCAAATACTTCTTTAGGAAATTCCCTTAAACGCTTCCATCCATTTTTGTCTTGTAGGTAGGCAACGTATACGTCTTTTGTATCGCCAAGAGGTCTATTCTCGTCTACAAGAATGCTTTCCTTCCTAATTTCAACATCTCTATTACTTGCTGCAATTTCTTTTGCGACTTCCCCATAAGTTAGCAGTTTGCTTTTTGAATTTGACGGATCGCTTCTCCATCCTGCGATATTGTTACGATTAGACGATATTCTCTCGCTTAATACGCTCTCCACGTTCCCCTGTACGTCCTCCACAGTCTTTCCTGCCAGTATATCGTCGGTCGTGACATCTACGCCCTGTGGCGGCTGCTGTGCGCGGTCCAGTAATGTACTGGCACGGTCAAGCGTTTCGGTGATGCCGGGGGATACCTCGGATACGGACGGTTGGTTATCTGGTAAATCTTTATAAAATACGTAATCTCCGCGTTTCATTATAACGCCCGGAGGTGGACCGCCATTCTTGCTATAACTATAGTCTTGTTCTTCGCCATCTTCGCGTAATTCGCTTTTTATTTTTTCCTGTACTTCTGTGGCAAGATCGTCGAAACTATAAACCCCATATTTATTTCTGTATTCTCGATGTTCATCTTCTGATGCAGACTCTGGTATCCAGTCACTCACAACACGTCCATCGTAATCGTAAACGACCTCTGGCACTTCCGAAGTATCCGCTACGGGGGGTTCCTCAGCGACTACGGGTTCCACTACCGGCACTTCCTGCACTACCGGCGCGGGTTCGCCGAACAGTACCTCGGCCTCGATGTCGTTGATACCGGATGTGACGTTATCGTCGTCTGGTGGCGCGGGTACGTCGGGTGCGCCTTCGGGTTTCGGTAGTACGTCCACGGGTGCGCCGTCCGGGGTGAGCGGTACGTCCGCTTGCTGCTGGCGGGACATGATGTTCTTCGCTGTGGTTGCGATACTGCCCGGAATAGGCAACAGAGCCATACTCGGTGCTACGCCCTTCATTTCCTCATACATCGCGCCGGGGATACCACGCGCATACTCGGCTGCTTCGCCTTGCCTGCCTGTGATGCCCATACCGGTTGCGACTGCGCCTTCGGATACGCCCTGCTGTAAACCTTCTGTAACCGTTTCGGTGGCGACAATTACACCATACTCTTTCAGTCCGTTCGCTATCTTGGCTGCAACGGACGGGGCTACCTTCTTCATCGCCTGCTGTACTGCGCCGGGTGCGAGTTTCTTGATCTGCTTGCCGAGTATGCCCAACTGGAACCGTTCAAGTGCCGCGTATGGGACACCACCAGCGATTGCGAGTTTCCCGGCAACGGACGGGTCAACATTACTCGCCATGAGATTCTCGTATATCTCGCCAATACCCTGTGCGCCAAAGTTCACAGCCATACCAATTGACGCACCTGTACCTAAACCGCCTATTGCGCCCGGAACAGCACCTACGCCACCAGCAAGTGAACCAAGTCCACCACCAACTACTGCGCCTGCACCTGCGCCCGGAATACCGCCGTGTATACCGGACTCGGTTATGCCGGGGATAATGTCGCCTGCAACGCCCTGTACCGCCCTGGCAAGAAATCCCATCTGTGACTGGTCCGGCAGGTCGGCACGTTCTTCCTGTTCACGTCGCGCCAATTCCATATACTCGGTATAGTCAACAGGCAGTCCGGCCTCTTCTAGCATGATGTTATAGCCGAGTACGGCGCGTTTACGCGAACCTACCATACCAGCCTGAAACGCCTCGACAGGGGCAACCTGTGACAGGCCGGATGTGAAGCCTATATTGTCCCGCTGCTCTTTGATCTTCTCGTCCCAATTATCTTCTGGAACGGTAGCAGGGTCAACATACTCGACTGGCGGCTCTGTCGGAGTAGGATTGATGATGTCGTTTGCTGTGAGTGGCGTGTCGTTTATAGGTATGCCCATGTAGGTTTTATTTGGCATTCACTGGCCTCCATTCGCCATTCACCATCTTATGTAGTTTTCCCTCAATGAGCGTTGTTGTGCCTTCGGGTATTACACCAAGAGAATCCATATTCGTTACCATATCGCCTTGCAGTTTTTTGGGCTGCATAACAGCATCAACTACGGCTTGCACTTCCGGTGTAAGTTTTGGCGGAATTGCTGGTGTGGTTGATTTCGGCGTATACCCAGGTTCAAGCCCTGGGTTCGTGTCCGTTTTTATACCGCCAAGTAATTCGCCTATACGACTTGCCATTGACGGTCCGGTCATCCCTGACGTATCTACCTTGCCAGAATAGTCCTGTGCCGCAGCCTGTGGTGCTGCACCAGCCTGCGCACCCTTCACTGCTGCGGACGCGCCAGTCTCTTTGCCTGTTCCAAGATTCAATCCACCGCCTGCTGGTGCTGGTGCGGCCACGGCTGGCGGCGTGTCGGTCGCGGCGGATACTGCGGCCTGTTGTGGTGCGCCGATGTCAGTCCACCCTTGACCGCTAACCAGTCTGTTGCCATACCTATCCAGCCATGTAGTGTTTCCCATACCATCATCTTCTGCCTTGAATATCTCATGGTATCCGGGCTGCTGACCGCCTGCCGATGCGTCACCGAGTTTTCGCCATCCGCCGGGAACTGTATCGTCCTTAATCCACCGGTAGCCGCCGCTGTATTCCATCCCACTCGCGCCACCTGCACCTGCACCGCCACGCCCACCACCGCCACCACGGGGTGCGAAGATAGGCTCGTTCAACGGGATAACCTCCCACTGGCCGGTATCCGGGTTGATACGGCGGACTAACTGCTGACCGCCTACACCGCTCGCGACTGTGCCACGGGACAATTCGTCTTTCTTATCCTGCTGTTCACGGTCTGCTTTTGCCTTTTCCAATGCCATCTGACGGTCAATGCGCATTTTCTCCATCTGCTGATCGTTCTGGAACCGCTGCTGTTCCAGTTTCAACTGCTGTGCGCGATCCTTCTCGGACTGCAACTGCGCCTGGGTCTGTGCTCGCTGTTCCATCGCTTGAGCGGCGTTGAACTGCTGGTTCTGCTGTGCCAACTGCTGCTGCTGTATCTGCTGCTGGCCGACACCCTGGAACGTCTCGTTCATGTTCTGGTACTGCGCCTGAGACAGTCCGACCGCGTTACCGAATACGGGGAACTGACCGGCCACGGTCTGTTGCGCCTGCGCTGGTTGCTGTGTCATCTGTCCCAACTGGTTTGCCAACTGGAACGCATTATCCCAGATACCGCCACCGCGCATCTTCTGTCCCTGGAAGAATGCGGCTATGTCGTTCTCGGTCGCATTGTCCGGGAACTGGACCGGTACTTTACCGTCAAGATATACGTCCATTAGAAACCTCCATATCCATAAGGCTGACCGTTCGGGTAGTAGTTGTAACCGCCCGTAGGTCGTGGTAGTAGATTATTCTGTGCTGGAGCCATCTGCTGTGCGGCGTTTCCCATGAACCCCATGAACTGATTCATCGCGTTCTGTGGCTGTGGAGCCATCGGCTGCATTACGGGCGCCTGCTGTTGTGGCATGAGTACCGTATTGTTACCGACCGGACCAGTCACCTGCGGTAACGGATTCGTGATTGTCGGCTGTGGTGTCGCCTGCGTGGACATGGTCGGTGCTGCGATCATCTGTGGAGCCTGCGTCTGCATCTGTGGCATCTGTGGAGTCTGCATACCCTTACCCTGCATATACCCGCTGCCAAGCGCACCTATAACGGACATCGGGTCGCCGATAGTTCCGCCACCTGCAATCTGTCCACCGGCACTACCGAGTCCTGCGCCTATGCCTGCACCGACTGGACCGCCCAGTGCGAATCCGGCTGCACCTCCGGCAATCTTACCGATACCGCCGCCAAGCGCACTGGCCAGACCTTTCTCTTGTTTCTTTTGCGCCTCTTTCATGAGTTCCTGCTGGATGCCTACTTGCGCGTTCTCCAACTGGTAACTGAGGAACCGGTCGTTCGCGTCACCTTCGCGTGTGCCGCGCTTGCCGAGTTGCGCCAGTAAAGCCGCTATCTGGTAGGCTTCCTTATTGTCCATGTCTTTCAGTTTCCAAGCCATCGTATTATCCTCTACCTGTTAGTGCGCCTGCGCCAAGTGTCAGTAGTGCTGCTGCGCCACCGAGTACCGGGTTGCCGGTCATTCCGCCTACGTTCATCCCTGCTGATGCTGCGCTGGACAGTGTTGCCAGCATGCGTTCGCCCCAATTCGGTGCGCGTTGCTGTAACGCTGAACCGCCTATGGACGCGATATAATTCATCGGATACTGGAACGTTTCCAGTTCCCAAGTGAATGCACGGCGTACAACTTCAACGTTGTGCATAGTCGTATCCAGTTCCAATCCCATGCGTAACCGGATCAGGTCGTATGCCTGCAAGAAACTGGCACGTTCCGCTTCGCCGAATTTCAGGAATATGTCAAGCATAGCGTTGTTCGCCTGAACCGTGTTCGCGAGATGTGCTGCTTCCGCTTGAATGTGCAGTGTGACAAGGTTCATCACAAACGCATCCTGAGCCGTAGCAAGGTTGACCTTGAATGCACTCTTCTGTACGCCGCGCTGTAACAGCCAGTCAGCCTTTACCTGCTCCCAACGATCAAGGGCATCGTCAAGCATTCGCTGTGCCTGAGCAAACTGTGCGGCACGGTTCAGTTTCCAGTCGTTACTCGCAAGTGCAAACTGATCTTTCGCCTGCTGATATGAACGCTGCTCACCGGAGTATGTGCCTGCATGTTGCAGGCGAATCTGCATTGCCCTCGTTTTCAGTTCGGCTTCCATGTCATCAAGGCGCATAAGCCTGTTTGATTCCAGTTGAGCCAACGCTCCAATAAACTGTGAGTTCATGACTGCACGGATATCTTCAAGTCCAGCGGTAATCCGCGCTATTGCGGCTGCGGACTCTTCGATAGAACGGGTTGCCTTCGCAGCCATGTGCTCCTCAACCAGGTCATCCGTATCATAAGCAGACAATGCAGTCGGGACCGTCGTAACGTTTGTGCCACCGTCCAGTGCTGTGTAAACGGGGAAATCACAGGAAGTCAAATTGGCTTCCTGACTTGTTGTTGTCAACTGCGAGGTGTTCGGGAAATCGTCAACCGCACCAGCATCATAAATATTTGATCCAGCATAAGTGGGCAAAGCGAGTCCTGATATCGGCGGGGCTACCCACGGGGCCTGTGTGCCGGTTAATGCACGACCTCGCAGATAATACTGTAGGAAGTTAATCAGTATGCTCTGTGCAGTACTGCCGATTGGATTTGCCCATGCTGCGCCGCCACCCTGGTTAGTCCAGCCAGCAAACTCTTTGAGGCTGTTCAGAACCGCATCATAGCGGGGCATCCGCTCGTTCACATTCGACCAGAGCGAACCTGCGGCTGGTGCGGAGAGTGCTGCGTCCGGGTCGAAGAAGAGTCCTTGATTTATCTCGTATGTCTCAGGAGATGTCCCTATTGGTGCGAGATACGGATTTTTGTTTACAGCCGTTTCACCAAGCACACTCACAATGTTCATCGGCTCTCCGATACGCGCTTTGACTGCCTTTGCTACGTTCGGGTATGGGGTGTCTGTTCCAGACGGTCCATCGCCAAACTCTGTATCCCATGAAGTACCGTCCGTTCGGTCATATATTCTTGCTCGTAACCGCCCAATAATCCCCTGTTCTCGTGCGTCCTCTTCTGTTATCAATCCTGCATTAGTACCATAGAACCCGTCATACGGATTTATGCCTGTCAGCCATGCAGAGTGGACGTTCTGGAGAAACTCTGAATACTCCATGCTGCTCGCACCGGCTATGCCGTTACCGCCGTCTTTGCTCATTTACAAACCCTTGCTGCCTACAACAGACATTTTGAATCCGGCCTTTTCCATGATGCTGACTACCTGTTTGTTCTCGGTTACACCGTTCAGGCTCGTACATTTCTGCTTCTTCGCGTCAGCGACTATCTGCTCTAACCCTGATTTTAACACATCGTTCGTTACCCGTGCATAACAGATCAGGAACATAATCGTCAGCGACTTCTCGGCTGTGAACATATTCGTTTCTGGCATAGTACCGATCACGCCCAGTAGCGTCCCGTCCTCAGCGACAATCTCCCAGATAGTGATGAACCCGTAGTTCGCGAATACCATGAGCCGGTCAGCGTACGCTTCGCGCTTCTCTTCCGTGTCCAATGCGGATGTGTCCACTATCATCTGGCGGACCATGTACCACAGTTTGAACAGACGGTTATGGCGCATCTTGCGCGTTGCCGCCTTGCGAAACAGAGGAGAACCCTTTAGTCCCTCGACGATAACGCCTGTCTTCGGCTTGGTATCGGACTTCAATCCTTTTGATATAGAAGTTTTCGTCATCACTTGTCGCTTTCAGTTTTACTTTACCACTATGGAAACTCACCCTGGGGAAACTCACACCGTGATTATTCACGGGGACCCACGGGGACCAGTTGAACGTCATGTTATCTGAATCGCTCCAGACAACCTGCGACTGTGCGCCCGTATATTCACCGGCCATGCCAATCTGCAATGCCGATACGTGTTTCGTACCACGGTCAGCGGTGTCGAACGGTCTGGTACACAGTTCCAGTTCAAACAGTTCTGGCGGTTCGGTGGCGTACATCTTGTTTGGAGTAGCATGTAACGGTCCTGTTACGGATGCTACCCCGTACTCGAACGGACCGCCGATCCTGCCGTCCGTGGTGATGCAGTAACTATCAACACCATCAGACAACCAGAACCTACCTTTGCGCTCGTCGAACACTACGATCTGGTCATCACTTGTGATATGGATGCTATCCAAATCCTGCATCCCGTCACTATTGAACAAGTGCAACCTGCCATCATCAGCCACGAACAGGTGGAAGTTCTCATTACCGCCAGCCGTCCATACGCCTATGTCGCGGGTTACGTTGTGTATGAGCCTGTTATCTGCCTGGGATACTATGTGTATCTGTTCACCATAGCAGACCAGTGTGTCCCTGAACGGCAACAGCGTGTGCGTCTCGCCGGTCAACGGCACAAACCCAATCTCGCCACGTTCGATAAGTGACAGGATGTTTTCCTTCACTAATCCGTCACCGTTAAGTTCCTGTCCAAGTAGTGTCCAGTCGTACACGCCAAGCATCGCAAGGAACATATAGTGCTGAACCTTATCGTCCACACTCGCTCTGGGTCCGTAGATCAGCCAGTTTGTTGAATAGGTATCGTGTGGGTACAGTTCGACCGGGAGCGTTTCGCGCCATGCGTCCACATACTCGGATTCAATCTCGGCTGCGGCAACACCAGTGAATACGAGTCTATCCTTGAAGAAGCATACAGACTTGCTTGCCCATGTTGCGCCAAGCACTTTATCCCCAGGTGACTTCGACCATGACGTGTACCAGAGTATGCTGGTCCCGTTCACTGCCACCCAATCGGCATGACGTTTCGCAATATGCCACGGGGCTGTGCCAGCGGTTACGGTATGCGCTGTGGTACGGCTGTTATGCTTGTAGCAGGTAACGCCCGTATCGGCAAGTGTCAAATCTTCTTTGACAGTTGGGAACGGCCAATCCTCGGTCACAAGTAATGGCACATCGTTAATGCCCATGCCATACTCGGTCGGAAGAAGGTTCTTCGAATACTCAAGCCGGTCGTAACCGAAGTGCTTCTCCGAATAGGAGTTGCCCATCGCTAACGCTTCCGCTATGACAAAGTTCATCTCGCTGCCCATTATAATGCTCCGTGAGTTAAGACGGCTACGGAAACAGAGGTAACGGCTGAGAAAGCAATTATTACATTGCCGCCAGAATCGTTATAGGATTCTATTGGAAATGGTCCGACAAACTTCTCCTCGCCAGCGGGGGTGACAACGGTACGTGCAGATACAGGAAGTCCGTCAACTTTCCCTGCAACCGTTATTGACATGGTTGTACTTACTGCGCCGTCATTCTTAATATGAACGAATTGATTTCCGTGGTTGGAAAAATAATCGTTTCCAGCACCAGTTGGTGTTGAGTAGGTCGCTTTAAGACCTGCCCGCGTCATCGCTTGCGCTGTTAATTCTGCCATCGTTATCTCCCTGAATCTTTCTGTTCTATCGGTAATACTATCAATGTGTCAATGTTATCTGCGCTGTTCGCAGTAATCTTCATGTACTGGTCAACACCAGTAGACTTTACCCGTGCGCGACCACGTGTGTCTACCGCGACCGCTGTACGCGCTGTGTAGGCCTGTGTCGTGTCTTTGCGCTCGTAGGCTTGTACATACATGGTATCAGGGTCGTTCACTGCCACATCCACGAAGGATGCCTTCTCGGACGTTTGGCGTATGCCCATGTCGAATACTGGTGTGACTATCTCGATTGCGAGATCGTCATCAATACCGCAGAACTCGTTTCCAATGAACCCTATCGGTGACTGATAGTGCTGGCACAGCCCGTTCTGGTTAAGCATATACGTTTTTGCGTCTGTTTCGGGCGGCTCGCCAGTCTTATTTATGAAGTAATCCTGATAGATGAACGTGGTTCGCCCAGGACGCACCATTGCGCGGATACGCATTGGCTTGTTCCAGCCGCCTGCGACATCCTTGAACTCTATCGTGTACAGGCCGGGATCGAGTCCGGTCATAACGTACAGGTCGCCATCCTCAATCGTGTAGTGCCAGTCATCTTCGTCCAGTAGCGACCACCTGCCAAGCATAACCGGTTCTTCGATGACTACGCACAGGCTGCCGGTCGTGTCCTCGTCCTCTTCCGGGTACGGACCGACATCCTGCTCGTTTACCTCTCCATAAGTATCTGAATAGAATCTCGGGTTAGGTGCGACTTCTGGTGGAACCTCGGCAATTGTATCGCCTGTATGCGAAACGTGTTTCCCGTAAGGGGGCGGCTCGGAAAATACAAAAGACACATTTGTGGGTGCTCCGGCAAACCATCCTGTCCAGTTGTATGCAGGGTTCGCTCCAGCACCCGTGTAATACCATATTTTTCCGGTACAGTCGTAAAAAGTTACTGTCCCATGATTTGTCGTTTCATATCTTGCAATCACCTTTGTGAAATAGCACTCCGTGAAAATGAATACGCTTCCGACAGTATACGGTCTTAATTGAAGTTCACTTATACTTGATCTTGTAACTGTTAAACTTCCAACATGCGTTCCACTTGAAGATGTCTGTATAAGATTATCTCCAGATATAACACAGTTTTCAATCGCGAGCGCACCAACACCATTTAGCGCATCATCAAGCCAAATGCTATGTGGCGTGTTGTTCGACATGATCGTGTTCGAGATGGTTATCCTGTGCCAGCCAGCCCAATTGCCGAATATTCCGTTTCCGTTACCAGCATCGTTATGGTGGATATAACAGCCGTCAACCGTTAACGGGTCATATCCAGCATTCGTTCCAGCGTGCATGAAATACGCATTATCGGTATTGTAGGCGAACTCGGACTGGTAGATATAGAACTCACCGTCGTAGATGCCGCGAATAAGATGTCCTTTATTCTCGTGTGCATAACAGTCGCGCATGATTACGTTTGTGTCGCTGTTCCCGTACACAAGTGCCGCATGATCGTAGGTTACGTCGCATAACGTGAACGTGCATCCGTATACGCGCAAACCAACCACCGCTGCACTTCTGGAATTGGCATAGATGATACCCCTGCTTCGTGCTTTCATGTGTGTAAACGTACACGCGTCAACCGTGCAGTTTCCTGCCACATTAGAATCGTAACAGATAACGCTTGGGCTGCCTGTCGAGGTCGAGATTGTGTTCGTATCGAATGTGCAGTTCAAGAACAGTACGGACGCGGACGCATAGCCTGAAGATGTATTGTAAATGTAGAACACATTCTGGCTCGTAGAGTTTGCGCCCATATCGGCAATCTTACAGTTTACGAAATAAACGCCATTCACATCCTCAATCGCGAACGCGCCCTGTGTTGGCGTGGTGAACCCGCCGTCAGAAGCAGGTCGCATTACACCGTTCACGAACGTGATGCCTGAGAAGTAGATGAACCCGTCCAGCGATAGTGCGCCAACGCAACGACGCGCTGATTCGCCGTCCACAACGGTTATGCCTGACTTCGCCAGACCGATACCGGAGTAGCCGCCCATGACGTATATGTTCTCTTTGGCGGTAATAACCTGATAGTCAACCGTGTCATCCGTGTATGTACCTGACTTAACGAACACATACCCGTAATCAGTGCCACGGTTTGTGTCCACGTCGTCTATGGCTTCCTGGATGGTCAGGTAAGCGGTCTCCCACGTTGTCCCGTCTGGTGTCTCCGCTTCCGAATCTGCGGCCACATATCGGACATAACCGGTATATACCAGCGTATCCTCTTCAACCACAGACTCTTCTGCGTTGCTGATGTAGAACTCCTGTTCGAGTGGCTCGTATGACATCGCGCTGCGAGTACCTTCCAGTTCGGTCGGGAGTACCCACTTGTACTTCAACTTCTGCGCTATAAGGTCTGGCGTAATCTGCCACAGGTCCCCGTCGCTGGACTGCATTACATGCACATCATCATTACCAGCAACGGTGTCACGACCCATCAATCCAAGCCGTTCCGGGTAACGCTGGATAGGTTTCATGCCTACAATACCTGAGTCATGGAAGGTCAATGCAGCAACACCGTCCTGACCGTAGACCATGACCACATCGCCAAGCGGTTTCACGTTCCAGACATAACCGCGCCACGGCATCGGGCGCATAAACATCTGGTTACGCCGCCACAAATCTGTATAGAACTCGACGCGCTCGCGCCAGTGGTAGGTCCAGAATTGCCAGTCACCATGCAGTTCATCATCGAACAGCATCATCCAGTCGGCTGCACCTACGCTGCTGCCCCACACCCAGTTGATTCCCGGTGCGCCAACTGTTTCAGCCGAGTTATATGCCGCAAGTATCGCCGTCCAATCAACATAACCAAACGCATTGTCGAATCCTCCAAGAATGAGTCGTGATTCTTTGCGGGCACAACACGTCTGTATCTGTGGTGCAGTGTAGCGGTAGATGTCCCCACTCGCCATGCTGCGCCGGATATGCGTGGTATACCCGTCTGTTGCCAGCCAGAACGTGTAGAAGTCCGCGATATGTGGAATCCCATATCGGTTTCTCTCATATCCGATAAGCCCATCTGTGTTGCTCACGCCGTTCTCGTGATAGAGAACATCCTCACCTATCAACCTGTGCGCTGAACAGAGTGGCCAGATGTCTGATCCTGCTATCTGTGTCAGTGTTCTGAACGGGATCAACCCCTCATTGGACGGACGCATCCCTTTCAACCCATACAGCCCTTGCGTCTGATTTACGCCAGGACGTTCAGGATGAATGCCTCGTTTCAATGCGTCTGTGAAATTCAACATGCCGCTACTCCATGACAAACGTAATCTCTACGCCTTCCAGCACAAAATCTTCTGATTCTGGTTTCAGATAAACCTGTATCCGTTCGTGACGAGTGAGTTTCAAATCCTGTGGCAGTTCGTTTGCGCCACGTTCGACAGGGAATACGAACGGGTCGTTATCCTTTGTTGCGAAGATCGCGTTCAGAACACCAAGTCCGCGCATAGCCTGAATATGGATTGCCGCATCGCGGATGGTGATGTCGGTCGGAGCGACGAAATTCAAGATGCGCCGCTCTTCGGATTGCTTGATCTCTAAGTCGCCAATATCAAAGAACTGGGGGGACGGGCGGTTGTTCACTTCCACTACCATCTTGTCCGGCATCGGCTGCGGTTCCGGCTTTGGTGCTGGCTGCATTACGAACTGCTTCTTGGGTACGAACATTGTTCTGTATCTCCATAATCATGTTTGTTGATTCTTCGATGATTGCCGCTTGCGCTGCGTTCATCAGTCGGTAGACTATCATTTCTGGACGCATATTATATCCTTAGTTGAAGTGTAAATGACACAAAACCAACACGTCAGTACCGGACGATTTCGACTCCATCGTATGTCCTATTTCCTTGAAATGTTCTGCCGCCGCCGGAGTTACAGACGGTATAGGGATGTTCAATGCTCTGCCGTCTGTATCTGCTGCAATCGCTACATATTCGCGTGTGGCGGATTCGCCGTCCTTCCAAAGCACTTGGCACACTGAACCGTTCACCCAAATCCATGCTTCGCTGGCATCGGCGACACCCGCCTCGGCGACAACACCGATACTATCAAACTCGTCTGCTTGCAGTTTGAATCCTTTATCAGTAGCATCTGACAAAGAAACAACGCTACCTTTTACCGTAGCACCACCAGTTTTATTCAGCATCTTCTGGACGAAACCGCGCTCACCGGTAACTGTGTCAACGCCGAATCCGATTACGCCTTTATATGATTGTACCGATAGTGCCATTATGTTTCTATCCTGCTTTTCTCGACCCATGCGGATGATTCGCGACGCTCGAAAACAAGATCGTTTGACTCGATACGAATACGCCACGAATCGTTTACTGTCGGGGACCCTACGTGATATGCCAGAGTAGATGCGACAGATGCTCCTTCCGGGTAGACTTCCACGGAATCAGAGACACTGCCGCCACTGCCACAGACGCGCAGTTGTAGTTTTGATTCACCTGTGTCGCTCTCAATTACTCTGCATCGGATATGCGTTAGGTCAATAAACGATCCGCCAATACGCCCTGAATGAATAATATCTCCCACATAGTCATTATCAGAAAGATTGGATGGACTCGCTTCTGTTCCGTTCGCTCTACGGAAATAGAATGACGGCAAACTCGCATAATGGATTTGATAGTGCGGATAGCCTATCTGAGTAAATTGCTGCCTGAGCGTTATTGCTCCGTTTATGGTTCCTACGGTCGTAATACCGCTACCGTTCATATCCAGTATGGTATTGAATGAACCCGCATTATCGAGTAATCGAATGCGCATACGCCCGTCTGGATACGTTCCATACCCGGTGTCGGCAAGCACTTCAAGTTCAGCAGATATTGGGTCAGTACCATCCTTATAGCCGCGCCAGCGAAGAACGCCTATCTGGTCGCCTGCCTGTAATGCTGTAGCACCGCCAAATACCCCTCGACTTGTCCAGAATGACACCTGACTGCTTGGAGTATTGTGGTAGTTGACAAGGCGTATCTCTGTTGTGGATTTTTGGACATCCTCATCATCATAGTTGTCAATCTGGAACGGGGATTCTTGAGCGGTAGTTGTCGTTATTCCCTTCTTGGAGAGTTTGATTACATCCTCGCCATTCAGTACAACCCATAAGCGGTTCAGTAACGCTTCAGCACGAAACCCGTCCTTTGGAGTATCAACAGTAAGTCCTTCTGTTATTTTAGTGAATCCAATAGAAGGAACCGTATTGCCGTGACCTAGTGTTCCAGCACCGCCTCTTTGAAAGTTTATCTGTGCACCACCGCTTTCAGTAAGTTTTACGCCATACTTGAGTCCCATCCTGCGGCACTCTTGGATAAACTTCTTATTCCCGGTTATTCCTAACCGGGCAAGTGAGGATACTGACGTATTTAATGCTGGCATTACAGCCCTTTCTTAGACGCAATCTTGTCTGCCTCCGCAGCAACAGTATCAATGCTGCCAGAACCGTTCACCTTGTTCACCGCTTCGGTCAATACCGCACGGAGTTTGTTCACATCTTTCAGTTGCGGATGATTCGCAAGCAGTACCTGTGTCGCTTCCATAGCCATGAACTGTTCAATCGCTGCGTTCAGGATAAGTTGCGCATACTCGTACTGCGAGTGGCGGACGGCTTTCTTTATCTCGCGTTGCATGACACGATTGAACGTATCGCGGCTGCGTTTCATCTTGTCCCACTCTTGGTGGCCTATACTGAATGTGAACTCAGGAATCTTCGGCTGTTTCATTTCCATGCCCTGCGGCTTCGCTTCAGGTATTTTCTTGTCGCCGCGCAGTTCAGATTCAATCTTCTTGTTCTTATCCATTGATAACAGCCTTATCGTGCCTTCCCGACACTCGTTGATATGTTAAATGCGCAGAAATCTCCATGATTCGCTGCTGTATTTGATTGCGTATCGCTTGTGCGCCAGACTCGTTCCGGTGCAGTGAAGTCTCAATACCTACCCTGGCGGCAAGTATGAGAAGTTCTGGATGGTTTACGCTCCACCACGTTTCGGAATCATCATCGGTAAACTCTGCATCATACGCGGTGCTTATTGTTTTTATCTTGTATACTTTATCTGCTGGCGGAATTATTATTGCGTTTGCACTGCGCTCTAAATATTCAGAGTACACATTATTGATAGTGCATGACTCTTCAAGGATGTCATCGCTCCATAGCAATTCATCTTCTTCTGCGATAGGTTTTGGAATCAATACAAATGAATTATAACTGCCCTTTTCAAAGTTTAATGTCTGCTTTCCTGTTTCATTAATATATTGTCCATCACTTTCTTCTGGTTGTTCTGTAACATAAATACCGTCATCGCTCTCTAGCACGGTATACGGAATACACAGCAGGCGCATCTTTTCTGTCAACGTTACATCTACCGATACTGTCATCTCGCCAATAAACGTGTCCGGGAAAACGCATACAGCGATTGATTTGAATATGTAATTGAAAATATCTGAAAGTCTTTCTGAAAGCGTAATTCCAGTATACTTTGCGTCAACCGAATGAGCGATAAGAGTACCATCCTGATCCCAAAATGATTCATTCCCTACGTTTTCTATGCTAGAAAGTGGTCCTGCAACGCCTGTCTCTTCGTTTATTGTTATCTCGTTGCCTATTACATACCATGAAGAATGTTCAAGTGAAACGTAAGATTGATTTCTTATAGGAAGCAACGAAATATATTCTGGAGTAGACTCGTCATCAATCGGTAATTCCTCGTCATATAGGTCGAGTAATTCTCTGTACTCAACGTGTTCAATATCGTATTCTGCGCCGTCGCTATCGTAAATCTTCACATTTTCTAGTGCGCGTATCTGAGGTATGTAAACGAGATACTGCCCCTGGAACACACGAGTTACTTGTTCTCTTGTTACAACAGGCGGTGGACACAATTCGTCAAGCATCTGCTGGCCGTCTTTGATGAACCTGTCTGCGCCGTTATCGGTAAAATCGTCATCCTCGGCATCAGTGACAAGTTCCCAATGTCCCGTGTCCCGGACCAGATTAGTTCTTATTTCAAGCAAATCCATGTTACGCTACCTCGTGTTTTGTGTGGGTGTGGGGCACAGGTGACTCCGGCCTGTGCCCCACTGGGGAATGCGCTTCAGTGCGTATTAAGATTCGTCGTTGTCAATGCCAATTCCGTGGAGCACGTATGCGCTGGCAAGGTTATTCCACTTCAAGGTGGATTCCTTGTACCAGCCCACCTTCTTGCCGTCCACGAAACTGTAGCCGTCGCTGGATTTGTCGCCGGGTACGAAGGTCAGCCCACGTCCTTCGAGTACCGGGGTGCTGAGCAGGCCGGTCTCAAGTACGATTGCGCTGTTCTTCAGGATGCCACGGCTCATGAGCGGGTGACGGATCAGGCGCATGTCCTGATGGAACCCAACCACGGTCGTGATCCGGAACCCGAACCGGCTCTGGTCAGTGCGAATTTCCGTGTAGCCGTGTTCGCGGAACAGTTTGTTCAATGCAGTGAATGCCGCATTGCCGACAAACCATTCCTTGCCCTGGGCAGTGGAATATTTCGCGCCTTCTTCGTTGATGTAATCAATGAAGTCCATGCCACCATCAAGCCAGTCATCGCCAACCCACGCTTCTGAGCCGGTGGCTGTCGCGTAGTTGAGGATGTTCGCGGGTTCGTAAGTCTCGATGGCTTCGATCAGGCCACGACTGAACCGACGCGGTTTGCCGTTGATCATGTCGTCATACAGCGACCCGAAGATTTTGGAGCGTTCGTCACGGATACGCATACGCTTGTATGCTTCCTTGACCTGCTCGGCGAATTTCACGGAGTCAACCCGCTTCAATTCGTGCAGGTCTGTGCCGGACGTTTCCGCTGCGGCCATGATGATCTCGGTCTGGTTCTCGTACTTCTTCGGGACGTAGTTCGTGCCGCCGGGAAGTTCGCTGGATTCGGCCTGCGAATCACCGGTCGCCATCCACTTCGGGGATGCTTCCGAACCGACGTTGTTCACCGCATCGGTGCGTGTCAGTTTCCCGATCACGAACGGACCAAGCGGATGCGTCAGGTCAACAGCGGCAATGACGATGTTGAAAAACTTGCTTGGGTCGGTCGGATGGAAGACACTCCACACGTTGTTCACGATGGCCTGGTTCGCGTCGGACGCGGATACTTTCAGGTATACGATGGTCCCTGCGGCCTGGCCGGACGAATACGCGGTTGAACCGGCATCGGTGTACACGTCCGTGATCGTGCCTTCGCCCTGCCACGGCGGTTTCTCGTACCAGTTGACATCAATGGAACGCACCGTACCGGACGGTTGCTGGTCCATGATCGCGGTAAGCGGGCAGTCGCCGAACTCGGTGTACTCGTATACATCGGTATCCCAATCTTCGGGACGCAGATCGGCGTCGATGTCGTCCCAGATGTTCGTGGTCAGTTGACCTTGCACATATTGTTCAGTCTGTGGCATGGTTATTCACCTCCTTATGTCGTTGTCGTGTCTGCGATGATTCCTGCTTTTTCGCAGGCGGTAAGCAGAGCCTTGAATGCGGTTTCGTTATACGAAGAAATGTCACCCGTCACTTCTGCGCCGGGTCCAAATTCGGTCAGTGCGCCAGATTGCGGGACCAGTTCGCGCACCCACACGCCAGCGGCGATACAGTAGAAGGCGTAGCTGCCATCTGCTACATCGGATAGCGTTGTGCCGCCACCGAGTACGAGGTTGACAACATGCTTATACTGGTCTGCGCCAAGCGCAATCTGTATGGCAATACGTTGTCCGATATTGTACGCGCCGGACGGGAGCGTAATATTGCTCGTTACCTTGTCGCCTTCAACTGTGTTTTCGTCTGACAGTATCAGGAGAGATACGCGGTTCGGAATCGTGTAGGCAGCATGTGCCTCCGTGGTCATCGCGTCAATGGTCAGCATGGTCACGGGCGTGAGGTTCGTTGCAGCGGTCTGCAACGCGCCAACGTCTGCGGCTACATTCGTAAGACTTCCACCCGTGTACGTGCCGATTTTGGTCGTATGATCAGCAACAACGGCACTCAGGCCGGTCACTGCTGTGTCTACGGTCGCCTGCAACGCCAATATCTCAGCCGCGTTACGCATCGGTTTCCATACGCCAGTGCCGGTGCAATGGAACGTGTGTTGTCCGTTCGCAACGGCGGTAAGCGTACCTGCGCCATAGACGACGTTCAGCGAACCGGGATTTGCTTCCGTAAGCGAAACGGTCAGGGTGAGCACGTCGCCGAGATTTGTTGCGCCGGTCGGGAGTGTCAATTCCAGTACCGCGTTGGCACTCGCAGCAGCAACGGTAACACCGCGCACTTCGTCTGGTACGGTTTTCTTGAGCGGGGAGCCCGTGAAACTTGCCTTGTTGTAGGTCACGGATGTCGCGGGTGCAAGCCCCGCAACAGCCGCATCATAGGCGGTAAACTTCGCCGCTGTCAACGCCGTACCACCAATGGTAGTACCGTCCTTGAGTGCAGGCGGATTGCCGGGACTAAGCGTAATCCCGTAATCGGCGGACAGTTTTCGTTTTGAAAGAGGAATAGCCATGAGTCATACCTCCTTATGTGCTCAGTTCGGAAACGACCAGCCAGAACTTACCGGCGATACACTCGAACACGGCAAAGTCTGCATTGGTGTTTATGCCGGTGTACGTTTTCGTTGCACCTGCATAATCCTTCATAGCGGAGCCGTCCGCGACGGAGACGGTAACGCTACCTGCTTCCGCTCCCGGCTTGCTGACCGTTACCAAGCATTTCATGCCTGGGCATGTCGCGGGTACGGGAAGTTTTACGGTTCTCTTTACTGCCGCTGTCGGAACAACGACAAGGACATTCGTGTCATACGGAGTCAGTGTCGTGTCGCCTGTCGTGTCATTGACAGTAAGTAGTGCAGGAAGTTTCGGCGTTCCTACAGTCGCCTGTCTTGCGGTTTCGTAAGGCATTTCATACATCCTCCTTCGGATAGGTTAGGCCAGACCCAACCGGCTAAGTTCTGTAACTGGACCAGTTGACGTTGACCGACTTCTTTGTAATGTGGCAGTGCCACCCTTTGCTCGTGCTGATGGACCGGCTCCCGGAACCTTCTCTTTCGGGATGTGATCGTGTTGCGTACTTTCAATCTTGCGGGCAAGCCCAAGATTCTTCTGGATGAACTCGTGCGTTTTTTCGAGAAGCGCATCACGGCCAAGTCTGGGATTCATTTGTCGGACTTTGTTCAGTGTGGTACTAACCACGTCGCCACGCCCCTGTAGCAGCGGATACTGCGCAAGCAAATCTTTGGATGCAAGAACGTTGAACACCGCATTCTCGACCCGCTCTTCGTTGCGTTTTTCGTACAATGCGAGTGCATTCGATATTGCGCCAAGCATTGATTGGTTCATGGATTGGTTGAACGTTTGCGGATCGCGTAACGCCTGGTTGAACGTTTGCTCGTCAAGATTGAAGAATGCTGGCGGTTCAAGTGGCTGCTCTTGTGATTGCACGTTTTCCTGAGGAAGTGGTGTGGGTGGGGCTTGACCGCCAGCAACAAACTGGTTCAAAAGGTTGTTATACGCTTCACGGGACAGCGTTATCGGCTCATCTGTTCCGACTCCGCCAGCGTTGGACTCCACTGGTTTCGATCCATCCGTGCCAGTGTCAGGCGCAGAAACGGCTTCTTTCGGAGTTTCAATTCCACCCGTTTGCGCTGTTTGCGAATCCATTTGCGGCTGCTCAACTGTCGCTGTTGCTCCTACTACTGGGTCCATTTAGAAAATCTCCATACTTTGAAACGTATGTTTCAATTAGTTTAACCACGTCAATTGTATCATCTTGTGTACTGGAACACAATTTTTTCTTGAAGTACTCGGAACTCTCGGTAATCTGTTTTGCTTTTGGCTGCCAGTTGGCTCCATCGTCCTTGCATTCGCCGAATATGTGCTGAATTATCAGTACATTCTCGAGTTCAATAAACCATTCGAGACGGTTCAGGGATGCTCTGGCTTCGGTTACTGCTACAAAGTCGTTGGCAAGGAATCTGAGTGTATCCTCGTTCTTGGATATTTCCTTGATTACCAACTGTAAAATGGCGGTCCAGACCGGACTCTTGAAGAACTGTTCAATATCGTTTGGGTCCATCGCTACTGGACCGGTTCTCATTATCTGTTGCAGATCGTGTCTATACATACCCTACCAATTCTCCGGCTGGCGCATAGTTGCCCGCTTCTACCTGCTGATTAACCAAGCGGTCAGGCTGTACGCTTACCTGCGGACCTGCACCTGCTGGTACGGCTCGCTCAAATTCTTCAACATCCTCGAACCCGGACAGGCGCGCCCAATAGGTGAACAGTCGGTTGATGTCGTTGTTCTTGGTAATCTCCATGACGGCATCTGGTGTGTTCATCAGGGTTTGCACTACCTGAGTGATCGCCTGAAGGTTCTCCATGCCTGGGATAACGCCGCCGGGCGGGACTACCATGAACGGGAAGTCAAGGTCCATTGGGGATACCTTGACGTTCTTCGTGCCAAGCCCGTACATATCCCATATCTTCTGCTGGTCGCGTCCGTGCGTTTCGACAATGACATCTTCGCCCATGAACTGAACCGTGTTGTATGCTTCCTGAACGCCCAAGTCGTAGAGGAATTGCAGTCCAATGCGGTTCCCAAGATACTGCATCCGTGACGTACTGCCACGTGCCGCAATGTCCATGCCACGCTCTGTTGGACGTTCAGGCATACCCTGCATGATACCCTGAGTCAAATTCGTTGTGCCAGACAGTTCCTTGATCAACTGCGACATCATACCAAAGTCGCCAATATGCCCCTGGGTGACATCGTTCACCTGTAGCTGTTTGATGAACGCCTCCAGTGGTGCGCGGTTGTAGTAGAACTGCTGGCTGAGCCGGATAAGTTTGCCTGGGGACTGGTTGATAACATCCTCCCATTCAAATGCGTGTGGGTTCACGATCAGCATATCGTTCATCGTCTTGGCTACGTTATCCAAGCGTGTGTTTAACAGCCAGCAAGCCGTGTCTTCAAGTCCCTGTAACTGGAACAGGACGCTGATCGGAATCTGGCAGTGCCCATCGTTCAGCGGGGATGCGCCAATAATGCCTGGCATATTGTGCATGTAATTGCACTTGTGCGCCTGGATGATAACCTTTCGTGCGCCAATGCGGAACCGCCACCGTTCCGGTGTAGTTGAATCGCCCAATTTCCAGTCTTTCGGTATCAGGTCAACTTCAATCGTGATAACGTCCGTGGAACCCTTCGTTTTGTCTGTCACATACCGGTCATACCCCTGACCTCCATGACGCGAACCGCGTTTACTCAATTGGTAGTAGTCGGTCATCTCATCATTGCCGTTGCCCTGTTCGACATAATGGAGTAATGCCTTCATGTTGAACAGGTATTCTTCGGGGTCCTTCTCGCGCCGCGCCAGATCGTAGGTGCTCTCAATGTCCCACCAGCCAAAGTAACGCGCCTTATCCAGTTCGTGATAGTTGATGGCCGGGTCAATGAAGAATTTGTACCGGTCTATCGGTACCAGTTTGTTCCCCTCCCATAGAGTCTTATCCTCAAGCATACGAACCATGCTACCGGACTTGTAGCCGGTAGTATTCTGGAGCATCACCTCAAGCAGGTCGGTTATCTCTTCCTGTACGCCAGTCTTGCCAACGTGCTTGCGCCATTCGAGTGTGGCGAACCCGGACCCGTATTTCAGGGAATCGCTGATAACGGTCTGGATGTCCAGTCCCGTTTTCCACATGATATGCTGCCACGTCAGAACACGCTCCAGTAGCGCACCCTTCGCCACGGCCTCCACGCTGCCAAGTCCCCTGATCTTATGGATCGGGTGGTTGGTGAACATGCCGCTGAAATAGGTCATCATGGTCTCGTGTGCGGCATAAAGCATTGGGACTACTAGACCTACGGGACGTTTCGAGTGTTTGCCGACCAACGATTGCTCGTATTCGTTTAGGTCAACATACGCTTCCATAGACTTCTCGACACGCTCCCATTCGGAACTGGATTTGCGCTGAACATCCATGGCGTTTTTGGCAATCTCAAGGATGTACGTCACCAGTTTCTTCGAGAGTTGATGTCCAGGGTGAAGGTCTATTCCGCCCGGATAATCGTAATCCAGTTTCATATTATCAATGTTGCCAGAATAGCGTTTCTTATCCATATAATGCCCAGACTCGTGTTTTCACGTCTCTACTCTGTTTACTGTAATCAGGCAAATCCGATGAACCTAACTGATTCATTATAACAGGTTTTGATTGCGGATGGAAGAAAATATCCTGTAACTGCATCACCTGCGGGATGTAGCCCAACGTATCCATACCATCCCACTTCTTATTCTTGGGATAACTCAACATCGCATGTTCGAGTCCGCCACCTCTCAATGATATTTCGTGCCACACGTGCCCTTTCGGATGGTAGGGTCCCGGCGAATAGAATGGTAACGCCTGTGCGGAACGTGCCCGTTTGATCGCGTCCTTGCCAGTCCCGTAATCGCCCCTGGGTGTGCTTCCACCTTCAATCCATAGCCAGTCAATCAGTACGCCGCGCTTTGACGCTGCGTTCTCGAACCGTCCACTTATCCACAATTTCAGCCCGGTCTCTTCAACCACTACCTGACTGGTATTATATTCCTGGCACATGGCGAACAGTTCTTCTTCCAGCGTCTCAGGGGTCATCTGCTTGCATATATGCCCGCGTATCCAGATTATTGCGTTGAGCGGGTCTATCGCCCATGCGAGTATGGACGTGTCTGCTGCGGTCGGACTCATGGTACGTGCCGGGTCAACCGTGATGAACCGACGAATATATGGATTCGTGTTTAGATGCAATTGCTGCTCTTCATAATACTGGAACCCATCCTTTGTCCAAGTGTTCTTCTTCCGATCCTGCGGCGAACACAGATGTTCCATCGCAAAAATATCGCTCATGCCCTTGTCGGCAAACTTGCGTTGCTTCTCGCGCAGTTGCTCGTCGGATACGAGTTCTGGGACAAGAGAAAATAGTTGCTGGTTCCCGTCCTCATCTTCCCTGTATTCACCTTCCGGGAATACGTGCCCATACCAGTCTTTTGCCTGCACGATCTCCATCATGTTCGATGCTTCGTGCTTGCACGTATCCTGGTGACGCATTAACCACGGTGGAATTTCGCTTGGCGTTATCACCCATCCGTCTTTCGTTTTGCGTGGCTCGCCACATTTATTCAGTTTCCACTTGTGGGTGTTCGGGTCAGGTTCTATTGGCTGGTGTGTGGGTTCAAATGCGCCGTAGTACCAGATAGCATGTTTCATACGCTGGTCAGGGTCATTCACCAAATCCCGGTCTTCACCGTCGTCTGATGCCTGGAACGTGGGGCGTTCCATCTTACCCTCAATACGTATAATCGAACCGTTACACTGTTGGCCTTCCCCCTTTGGCAGCACAAACGCATACGGTTTCCCTGTAATTGGGTCAGCGATGAAGTAGCACTTCTTGGAGAATGTTGCGTTGTTTCCCTCATACGCCTTTGGTTTCAGGTTCCCAAATATCTCGCGGATCAGTTCATTGCCCAATAGTTCCTGCTTTACATTATCCGTCTGTGTTTCAGCGTGGTCAAGCGTCCTGGACGTGAACAAATCAAACGGTATACGTCTCAGGCATAACCCTTTAATCTGGAGTGCCCATAGAAACGTGGATTTCGCGAACCCCCTGTAGCACAACCCATACGCTTTGGCGATGCTCTCGTCCTCGAACGTCTTTAGATATTCAATCCGCTGTTCGGTCCACGGCTGTTTGAAACTCTCGTGGAGTATGGAATTGCAGAAAAGATATGTGCCCCCTGGCAAGTGAAACTTGTAGATCATCTCTACCACTTCCGGGTTATCGAAGGATGGTATCAAAATATCACCGTTCGGCAAGAACCGGACAAGAGGCATATTATTTATTTTAGCCACCATGTTGCTTTACACAATTGAGTTCTATTTCCGCAAACTGATGCTCACATCTGTCGCGAAATTCGCTCAATTTAGTTTTGTACTCGCGAATCTCTTCCATCAAAACGCGCAGTTGCCAGACCGTTACAGCCTGTAATGAGGCAAAACTTATAACGCTGAACAGTACAAGTGCTGACGGTACTTCAAATGTCATAATCATACCCCCTCGGCAAGTTTGGCCTCCATTGCCTTCTCAAAACGCTCCATCTCTGCTGTCGAAAGTTTTATTGTCGTTCCTGTATATTCGCATTTTTTCAGGTCGTATACGCTGCCGCCGGTATCAACCGCAATATCGTATCCGTCGCTTAACGCCTGTCCCATCGTGCCACAATAATTCTTCCACACGTTTGCTTCCTTGGCCTTAACGCGGATTACGTCTTTGGTCGCATCCTCACCCAATTTCAATGATGGCATGTTCGCAAACGCGCTTATCCGACTTAATAGTGGAGCCAACGCTGCAAGTGCTGCGGTCGCCACACCAAGCCAAACCTCTTCAGGAATGTCCACTCCAAGAGTTGCAACCTGCGTCTTAATAACCGCAATCACAACGCAGATGACAACACCGATAACGGCGGTAGACTTCCACTGCTCTGAGGTAGTCCGGCTCTGTAGTGCCTTTGACAGTTTCAGACCCTCTTTCAGGGCAGGTAACAACTTCGCAAGTTTCAGTAGATTCATCATGGCCTTCTCTCCTTTACAGTTATGCCCGGTACGCTAGTCGGAACGTACCGGGCAAACCAACACACTACATGGGGACTATTCAGAAATGCCTTTGGCAATATCATCAACGAAATTGAACACGTTCTTGCGCAACCCTTTTGCGCTCTTCACATTTACGGTACAGTGTGCTGTACGACTTACAACGTTTCCGCACCCATCGGCTACTGCCACATAATCAATCGGTACACCTTCCGGGTTCAGATCGAAAAACGCCGCCAGTTCCTCTTCATTCCAAAATTCGTCCATTGGACTGTTCCTTATTGACCCGGATACAATTCCAAAACAGGAACGCAGGTCCGGGATCAATCTTGCGCCCTGGCGACACATCGTCATGACCAACCACTTCAAGTATGCCATACCGCTCGTGCAAAACGCAAGTAACTTTTTTAAGCGCGTTGATCTGGTCAACTGTATAACTGTGCCAGTATTCATATTTACAATCCTTATTCTTGTGTTGACCTTTGAATACTTCGTCGGGAGGGACAACTTTCTTTGCCCAGGACACATACTCGCCTCTGTCGTTCAGGGTGAGTGGACCCCAATTGACCAGTTCGATGCCAACGCTCCACATATTCAGTTCGCGGCGACCGTTCCAAACGCTCACGCCAGCGTGCCAGGCGGCCATGTCGGTGTCAACCATCTGCGTGACCGCACCGTCCCGGCCAATTACGAAGTGTGCGGATACGCCCGCGTTCAGGAATGTCGTGACCGCACCTTCCATAGTGCCGCCAGCCGTGTAGTGGATCACTATCGCGGCTGGCGTTATTTTCGCACCGTGGTTCTTGGTGGGGATGAATCGGATGTTGGGAAGAATCATTTATGTACTCCGTCTGAACGAAACTTAATACGTCCACCACTTAACGGATCGTCTTTCTGTAATTGCTCGTCAATCCGATATGCAGTTACGGTATATTCAAGTCCGTCCTGTCTAAATGCTGTTATCTCGCAGGCTTCCAAATTTTCTATTGACATCCGTGCTTTTGCCTGAATTGCAGAACTTTTCAGACTATCTAATTCGTTTCCAGTGAATTTACTCATGCTCGGTTAATCCTCCGCGCCACACGCTGCGCCTTCTTCTCGCGGGTGAACCGACGCTTGCGGTTTTCCCGGCATTGATGCGATTTGTTGCTGGTCTCGTCGCCAAGATATGTGCCGCCAAATCCTAATAGTGTGCCAATGAAACTCATTTCTTTATCTCCCGTACACCGTCACGAAAACCAGCAAGGTAGTCGTAACTCAGTGTTGTTCGTATTAAACTACCGCGCTCCGGCGTATCAACCTTAACGCCGTCAAGTATGTCTTTATGATTTCTCAGGTCTTCATACATCTGACGAATACGCGGGTCTGGGTGGTGGGTACTGTAATCGTTACCGTTTGGGCAGATACCCATTTTCGTCTGTTCGCCACAGATTTTACACTTCTTCGGTTCAGGTGCGCTATTCGGCACAACGTCCATACCTTCGAGGTGGAAACCGCCAAGCTTCTTGTTCAAACCAGACGGATCTGGTGTAGTCGTGTACTGCTCAACATAACCAGCAGGCTTTTTGTTGTTCAGAAGATAACCAATATTATTGTACAGTTCACGAACGGTCGGACATGGGAATGTGTGGCGATGTTCGCGCACTTCGAGCAACTGTTCCATCAGTTCAACAACACGCTCTTCGCGTACAAGCCATTCTGGTTTATTTCCGAGTGGCGGCTTTACATGCTTGCTCTCCACATCTGGAGCACCGGACGGCGTGGATGTCTTTGCTTTTCCGGAATCAAATCCCTGTTTCCAAACATACTCAACAACATCAGCCATATTTTTTTCTTTTTCTGGTGGTACGTCAATAACCTCTCCTGTCGAAAATTCATATCTCACAGTACATCCTCCGGCTGAGCCGTCTCCGGTTCCGCCACGGTTTCAACTTTCGTCGGGTCATAGATAAGTACATCTGCTGGCGGCGTACTATTCATGACACCGCGTATCCGGGTCAAACTCTCCGACAACGCGCTTATGCCGCCATCGCCCAGCCCGGTCGGTCCGCTACGCAGTGCCAGCATATCTTTGTAATGCTTCAGATTCTTCTCCGCAGCGTTCATCCGTTCTTTCGGGTCAACCTTCACATCGTTCTGGATTTCGCCCAGTACCCGGATTGCGTCCTCACAGTTACGACGCAACTGACCTACCAGATCACCCTTCTCCAGTGTCGCTGCTACTCGATCTTCGATTTCTTTCATATACAAAAATGTCTCCCGTGCGTGACTGCACTTCTTTACCATGTGTTCCTTAAACCCGGTTATCCGGCATATCGCCCTGACACCGAATCCGAAATAAAAAAATATCGCAACAATCTTATGCGCATGTCCAAACCACCGATACCCAATCATCCGGTCCGGGTGACGCGGCTTCATTCTACTCTTCCTGGGCTTAAACGACTTCGCTTCCATACACCTATTCTACCACAAACATTTGCAATTTGCAACCTAGTGTGGTAGAATTTACCAAAATAACCGGTCAATATGACCAGAAATGGTAGTAAAAATGAACATGGAATTTACAGAGCGGGTCAACATGATCAGCATAAACCCGGAAATGGCAACGATCCAGGACATCGTAAATATGGCTGAAGCGTTGCAGGATTTTTACTTACGCGATTTATGGAATCCGGCAAATGAGCCACCTGAAATGTCTGAAAAGGTCAATAAAGTATAACGGAAAGTAGAACTCATTACCGAGGCTTACTATTCGCATCACTACAAACAGTGGGTCGTGCTTCCAGCGAAAAAGGGCTGGCGCGAACTACCGGAGGAACACTCATGAGAACACGAATCATCGAATGCGTACAGGCCATCCAGGCCGTACTCAAGCAGAACAACTGCGTCATCTCAGCCGGGCAGCATTATTCGGACGACTGCTGGGTTGAGGTGCATGATGGAACAGACTGTGAAATTATTAAGTTCGACCTGATAACCGAAGCAACATTTGAGGAGCACGACTGGTAATGAACCCCAAAGACATCCACGCACAGCGTATCAACCGACTCAACCAGTTCTTCGATGACGACATCTACAACTTTGAACTCAAACCGTCCGAGTCACTTGTGTGGGTTTGCCTGTACCGGCATACCAACTGGAGTACCGGAATCGCCACACTCGCCATCTCCCGTATCAAGCAGCACTGCTACCTGGGAGACAAAACCGCACGACGCGCCATCAAAGTGCTCTGCGACAAACAACTCATCAAACGCATCACAATCGGAACCGGAACCCGCTCATCCATCTACGCCATCCTCTCCCAAGACTGCTACCTGCTACCACAAACCAAAGCCTATCTCAGTAAAAAGCGTGGTTATACGTTTGAGCCTGGCGATTTATCCGATTCTGATGAATAGCACTTTACCTAGCAGGGTGGTCAAATTTACGTAGGGGGGTCAAACCGTCATACCCTGGGGGGTCAAACCGTCCATCTTTATAGTCAAACCGTCCATCTAGGGGGGTCAAACCGTCATACCATACAGTCCTAAAGGACGTAGCGACCGCTGGCGCGCTGACGCGGCCAACGCTCGTTATTTCACTATAAACAGCAGTGTATACGGGGTGGCGCTCGCTCGTAAAATGTAACTTATTGACAGAGCAGGGTTTACGTCAACTATATAAGGGTGGCGCGACCTTATCTTCCATAAAATGAGTATCTTACGGTTGTTGGATGAGTTCTAAGTGATATATCTGCCAATTGTGTACACCAACGAGAAACAGTTTGATAGTAGTGTAGTGTTATTCAGAGCGGTTGTGAGAAACGGGGTTGTGGCGGATACCGTAAATAATTTTCTGAAAAATTTCCTGAGCAGGATGAGTCTACCCCCGGTGGGTCCAGGGGGGAGACCCCCCTTGCCGGGGGTGGGTCTATCTCGGCGCACATCAGGCAGGGGCACGGGGCACGGGGCACGGCATTACCTCACATCCTCAAACCCTTGAAACATAATAAATATTATCGGACGTTGAAAATCGAGAAACTCTATGGGTATATCCATTATAATGCGTATATTGCAGGGGGTACGGGTGTAGGCTATGGCTTATTGGTAGGCTTGTGCTTCAGTGTTTGTATGTGTGGGGGTGGTGGTGTGGCTGCACTGTTGACCTGGTCAGTGACCTGGAGACCATCCATCTCCGCAGTTGCACGGCGCAAACGCTCCATAACGAGTGAATCTATCAGGCGATCACGGTAGATTTGTTGCGCTTCTTCGACCTCGGCGCGGTTGCGCATCATCCATGAGTTTACCGTTTGCGGTTGAACGCCGCAGCGTTGTGCAATTTCCAGCGGTGCGCCGCCGCTAACAAGCATGGCGAAAAACTCACGACTATGACCTCTACCAGAAGGCATTACCAGAAACTCCATTGTAATTACAGTAATTACATTATATTATATCATACATATCCCTGAATTGCAGCAAGTACAGGTTATGAAACATCCACAGCGCGTCAAATCCTCTGTGTGCTGCCCTGAGAGCAACGAACGGCAAGCCTCCTGCCTGATGACATGGGCAAAGCCTACAAACGCCGTAGCGAGGCTTGTACGCTGTAATCGTAATACTAACGCCACAGATAATAATACCACGGTAGTATTACGAATTACCACGATAATAATACCGCTAGGTTTGATGGATTTTCTCCGGTTTATTCCAAGTGGACATGAACCAATTTATAAACCGTTATGCCGCAGTATGTTACAAGAAAGTTACTCGACAGTGCAAGAAAAACACACATAATACAGGTAATCTGCAAAATATCGAAAATATATTTTTGATGCCTGCAAACATTGAGTGAAACGCATACGGGGTGCAAATAACTACCTTAAAAGAGGTTGACAGAAGCAGAAACGTGTGGTAACATTATGGCCAGTTGTACGCCACGTGCGGACACAGACAGATTAAGAGATAACGCAGGAGAATGAGACATGAAACATTATTCAGTTGAATATCAGGCCGGAATCGCTGAAACATCAGAGGACGGACACATGAAGTCTTTCCAGGTGAAGCGCACTTTTAACACGAGTGCGAAACGGGCGTTATGTGTGCGCGAAATCGTTTCGAGATGCAGGAAGCACGCAGGCGGATGCAAGGGCTATTTCGTGGGCTATTTAAGGTCGAAAGAAGTTTAATATAACAACCGGGCGCAAGCCCAGAAGGAGTAGAGACATGAAACAGTATAACGGACACAGAAGTTGGAATGCGTGGAATGTTGCATTGTGGATCGGTAATGATGAGAGCATTTACCGGTTTGCAATGGATTGCATCAAAGTAAATGGCGGCGACATCCGCAAAGCAACCAGGCGATTTATGCGCGACTATCAGCACGGAATGACACCGGACGGCGCGAAGTACAATACATTGAGCGTTAAGTTGGCATTACAAGGTTTAGCAGAATAACACAACACCGGTGAACCGGTAGAACGGAGCGACAACATGAACGCAAACATTGAGAACCTGAAAGACGGAAACGGCGTGAGGCGCGGACGCATGGAAAACCACTTTACGCGTGAGTATGCCGCGATTAAACCGGACGGCGGAACACCTGTAACACTCCGCCTGTACTGCACGAATAACGGAACCTGGGGTTGTGCGCTGTGGGTCGGTAATGGCACTGTAAGCGGTTCCGGCGGCTGGCGTGGTCGGTCGAATAACACAAGCGGCGGCTACCACAAGGCGAGTGAGGCGGCAGAAATGGCTATACGCGACGCGGGGATCACGCTTGATGAACATATAAGCGGCGCGGGTGATGACGCGATCAGGAGCGCAGTACAGGCGATAGCGGCGGCGATAGTTGGTGATGATTACATACTACACGTCGCGCACGCATAGCAGAGTGGACCGGGGCAACCCGGTTTAATGCGCCTGGATTGTATGTCCAGACGGTCACAAGCCCGAAGGAAAACAGGAGATCGTATTATGAAAATGCAACAGTTTATTGAGAAACACGGCGTTAAATGCGTTGTCGTGGGCGACGCTAAAAAGCCCTGGGACAAGCGCAACGAGTGGCAGCGTAACGCAAATGGATTCCGTGTACGGATGACCGCGCACGGGCGACGGATGGAACTGGATTTTTATATGGGTCAGGGAATAGGACGGGGACCGAACGCGGATGATGTGCTGGAGTGCTTGCAGAGTGATTGCAGTGTTATTGGACAGGACTTCGAGAAATGGTGCAGGGAACTTGATTATGATTCTGATAGCAGGAAAGCGGAGCAGATATACCGGGAAACTGACAAACAGGCGCACCGCGTGTTCCGTTTCATGGGTCGCGAAATGTTCGACGAGTTTCAGGAGGTGGAAGCATGATAGTATATAAACTTACCGATGCCGACGGCTTGACCCGTCGCGGCGAAGAAAATGCCGTAAACTGGATCAAAACTAAGACGTTGGAAACGGCTGGCGGTGGCAAACTGTGTACAAACCAGTACATACACGCTTATGAGCATCCACTACTTGCAATCCTGCACGATCCGATACACGGCAATTACGGCGCAACCGCACGGTTGTGGGAGTGTGAAGCGGACGGGGAGATCAAAAAAGACGGCCAGACTAAACTCGGCTGCACTAAACTTACAGTTCTTCGCGAGATCGAAAAGCCAACGATCACTACAGAACAGCGGATCAAATACGCAATCCTATGTTCACTTGAGGTTTACAGCGAAGAGAAGTATGTAACCTGGGCGAATAAATGGTTGTCCAGTGAAGATAGAACCCGTGCCGCCGATGCCGCCGCCGATGCCGACCGTGCCGCCCGTGCCGCCGCCTATGCCGCCTCCGCCTCCGCCGCCTACGCCGCCGCCTCCGCCCCCGCCGCCAATGCCGACCGCGCCGCCTGTGC